TTCCTCTTTTTAAGTACGCTTTAATTAATCTTGATCTTTGTATTCAGCGGCCTCGCCAAAAGACTGTTCTATTTCTCTAGTTGCTTTTTCGAACATAGCTGAAATTATGAATTTCAATACTGGAAAAGCACACAAACCAACAATAAAACCTGTAATTATGTCGTCACTCATGAGCGCCTACTTTTATGAACAACGAACCATAGTTGCTGTCCTGATATTTTCATAAACTTGTGCTGCTGCGTTTCGCTCACTGCCCACTTCACAATTTTGAAAGTAGTCATAAGCCAACTTTTCAGCTTCGCGCATAAGTTCTAAGAGTTTTTTCTTTTTTTCTACTTGGTGAGATATTCCCGTATCTATGGAATAAGCAGCATCTAAAACATGCCTATAACCGTCACTAGTTGGCTTGCTGATTAAGCCCTCAGACTCCATTCTTTCAACAATACTTGCTGCGTGGTTATAACCAATACGTAACGCCCTTTGAATCTTTGAAATGCTCACTTGATTGGTATCTGTGATAAAAGCCTTTGCATGCTTGTATGCTAGTTCTACACGCTCAACGTGTTCATCAATTGCTAATTCATCAAGTTCTTTCTTGTATTTGTCGTAGTAAATGCTCATTTACTTGTTTCTCCTAAAGTACAATTCTGAGCAGGCCAAAGCCTACTTTTGCGAAGCCTCTAAAGCGTTAATAACTCCACCTAGCTCATTTGCTAGCATAGAAAGTTCCTCATATTGCTTCTGACTATCTTCGCAATTAACGTCAATTTTATTAGCAATAGACTTAGCTTTTGACTCGATAGCGATTAAGCGTTTAACTTGCTCATTAATAAACATTGTCCGTTTCTCCTAAAGTACGCGTTGGTACTAGTTATTTGTCTACTTTAATGCGTTAAAAATTCTTCGCGTTGGTCTTTTGTCATTTTCGTGTGCGCCACGCCAAAATTAACTTTGCAATCGCCATGAAGATCGGGTTTTGACACATAACACTTTGCACCCTTGTCAAAGAAGATGCTGCCGCCACGCCCAAATGGTGAGTGAATGGCAAAATTACGTTTAAGTGTGTTGTTAGCTTTCAATTTCATTTCCTCTTTTTAAGTACGCTTTAATTAATCTTGATCTTTGTATTCAGCGGCCTCGCCAAAAGACTGTTCTATTTCTCTAGTTGCTTTTTCGAACATAGCTGAAATTATGAATTTCAATACTGGAAAAGCACACAAACCAACAATAAAACCTGTAATTATGTCGTCACTCATGAGCGCCTACTTTTGTGTAATCTTTACTTTGTACTTCTTCTGAAAAGCTTTTAATAAGCCTTCTTCATGCGTGTTCTTTGTAAAGAAGAAGTCGGCACATTCAGTGCAATGTATGCGGCTAAAGCCCATTTCGCGACTTGATTCAATTGATAAAGCCATAAAGTCGCTACCGCATTCAGGGCATGGAACGTCTGATAAATTTTCATATTCAGTCATAGTAACCTCTACCCCAAATCCATGTGGTCGCGTTTATCGAATTCTTCAACGAACCAACTAAAAGTGTTCATTAAGCATTTAACGCCGTTGAAGAAGCCGATGAAAACTACCGCTAAAATGGCGCTTCCAATTAAAGTGGCTTCACATTGAGTTCTTTCGCTCCCTTCGATTGGTTTAATATCAAAGCCGAGCATTAAAACAACGGCAAAGGTTGCACCGAATACAAACAAAGCCATTATTGTTGTGATAATTAGTGCCGCTATTCTGTTTTTCATAATTTCTCCGTTTAAGTACGCTTAATTAACAGTATCTAAGACAACTTAGGTCTGATTTCTTGGCCGACTGCCAAGTCGACGCCGTATTGTGAACAAAAGGACTGAATTCAGCGGGTACATCAAATTCTTTCTTTTGCTCTCTCATTGCGCGACCAAGTGCTTCATCTTCACTATTCACCCCGTCACGGTCTTTAAAGTAGATGCTAGTTCTTAATCTAGTCTCAGTTGTACCAGAGCTTGTTTTTTGCCATGCAATAGAAACAATAAAGGTTAAATTCTTCTTCATATCAGCCTACTTTAAAACAGTGTCAGCAGGCATTGGAGCAACACCATCTAACGCTAGAATTTCTTTTACATGCTCTTGCATGATTTTCATATTTGAAATCAATATTTCGGGCGTTTGGTTCTTCGCGTCAACTTCAATATCGCCCAGTGAATTTCTTAGTGAAATTAGCATTCCAATTCTTTTTCGCTTATTACTCATAGTTACTCGATTTAAGTACAATTCGTTGTAGGGCAAAGCCTACTTTTGCGAAGTTTCTGCGCTAATAAATGGAACTTTGCCAGCCTCTATTGCTTCAATTATTTCTATAGCTTCACTAGCCGTTAAATTTTGGTTTACGTAAAACATTAGCGCGAAAACCGCTTTCTTTTTTTGTTCTTCGTTCACTACTGCATTCCTATTTTTAAGTACAATTCTGTAAGCCAAAAAGCCTACTTTTTCGGAGCCAAAGGCTCAGTAATCGGCTGGTATAGCGTATTCGCTAATTCAAAGTCATCGTTACATATATCTTGCCAGCAATTTTCAAAGCCACCGTATTGTTTGTAGTTATTGAATCTAGCCAGAATTACAGCATCATTAGTTGGTATATAAACCCAATACCAAAGTTTTTCGTTTTCTGGGGGTAATTCGTCAGTTTTTAACCATTTATCTTGAGCTGAATTTCCTTTGCACTCAGCTTCAACGTATTCACCCCATTTTTCAGCCAAGCTAGGTATATCTTGACGATAGTTGTCTTTGATGTGCCACGTAGCAAAATGATAAATCTCAGCCAGCGTAGGGTTGTTTTTGTCAGTAAAACCCGACTCTAAAGCCCCGATCATTGTGTCTAAAAAGCTAGTGATAGCTTCAGTTTTGGCTTGGTTTAAATCTTGTTCTGACACTTTGTTCTCCTCATTATTTTTAAGTACGCTTTGTGCTGCGTTAAAAGCGCGTTGTTTAAATTGTTCATTTGCCATTCAAGTTCTCTATAAAAGTTCCATTTCGAATTTATAGAGACAAAAAGCCTGAATTTCCCTACAAACCTTGGTTTTGTTCGTAGCGTTGATCTCTAGTTGTTTATGTAAAACATTAATTGCTGAGTTGCAGTGGCAGATGATGCTTTTTGCAGTACTTGATAGCCCAATTCAAACATTCCATTTCATTGCCTGTTTGCTCAACAACGAAAACGTTTCCGTTCAGGCGACCAAAAATTATTCCTGCTTGTAATTGTTTGGTGTATTTAAAGTGCATTTTTATTTCTCGAATTGAGTATTTTTTCTATTGTAGTTGTTTTTTTGCTCTTTTCAATAAGCAGATATATTAACGATATAATAAAATCGCAAAGAGCCTTTAATACCTAACATTTAAAAGGGATGGATGAATTTTAAAACATCATCATATGTATAAAATAACAATATTCTCCATGGACCAAATATTATGCTGAGTTATGTTAGGTGCTCGTTAGTTGTTGTATCTGAAAGAAAAACAATTAAATCAACCCGAAAGTCTAAAGGTTGTCGCACATGTGTTGCACGCGTGAAAAGTGTGTTTTTGAATGTATGGTGTTGTTATTGTTGGATATGTGTTTTTTGGCGCACTCGCCAAAATGACGCATTGCGCCGTTTTGCGACATTGGTTTTTTTAGTTGTTTTTGTTTCTCGTTTTGAGTATTTTTGTTGTTTATTTTGATGCTAGAAAGTTGTTAAGTGAGGATGTGATGAGAAATTTTATAGAAGACTGTTTTGCTTTGTTCTCAATGCTTTGTTTTGTCGCCTTTGTTGGTTTTATTGTTTATTCGGTTGATAAGAAAAATGAACTAAATGATTTAGAAATCGAAAAGACAAAATTAGCTATTGAGGTTTTGAAAGTAGAGCTTTCGGAAAAGTAGAGGCTTGTATGTCAGAAGTAAGACCTTGCGACAGTCCTTGTCCTAAATGTGGAAGCTTAGAGGTCAGTCGTCAATTTAATGCTAAAGGCGAGACTGTTAAACCCAAAGCCTATGGAAAAACATTAAATAAATATTGCAGTAACAGGTGTGGAACATGGCATAACGAAGTGATCAGAGATCACATTCAAAACCACTGTAAGTGTTGTCATTTTGAGTGGCCTTTATTGCCCATGAAAAAGGCAACGAAAAAGTAGGTAGAAATAAGTGTTTGAATTATGGCGAGATGCTAAGTGCTAGCTGTCGAGGTGGGATTTTATTTCAAGGCAGTTTCTTTGTGCGCGTCTAAGTAAGTGCGAAGCGCTGTTGTTGTTGTCTAGTGATCTGTCTAGTGCTTGCTCTGGTGGTAGTTGCTCAGATTCGTCATGTGAACTATTGATGATGTGAATCGCACCTTGAATTAATGCTCGTAGTTCTTCTAGTTGTTTCTTTTGTTCGTAACCAAATAACATAAATAAACCAATATACTCAAAATGAGTTTTTGATAATATACTCATTTTGAAGATATTTGTAGGTTTATTTTTTATATTGATTCCATAATAAAGGCCAATTGGCCGACAATAGCTAGTTTATCGTTGTTTCTAGCTGTTGTTATCTGCCCTTGGCTGCTAAATACATGTAATGCAGTTTGGCCGTGATTGTCTTTACATAAAAAGATGTTTGTGTGTGAAAACTGTATATCGCTTTTAAACATTAGCAATGTTTTAGCTTTGATCTTAAAGCCGCTTTCGTCTATCGCCTTAGGTGTTGTATATATCGAATAGTCAATATCACGGTCTAGTGCTTGGTCTTGATCTTGTATCCATACATCATCTTGTAAGTCACTAACACCTAATATTTTGTTTAGCGGAACGTTGTGTATTCTAGCTGTTGCGATAGCTATATCTATAGGCATTCTTCTTGAAGAGTCTTCATAGCCTCGATAGGTGGTTGGTGGCAAATGGCGTCCAAGAACGCTAACTAGTGCTTGGTGAAATTCTGGTACTTTGCGCTTGCCAAAGTTATCAATTCGCAATTGCTTGATGGTTTCCCTAGCTCTTTGCTGAATTATATCTGCGCTTTCTATTTTATCGTTCATGCCTTGAGGCACCTTAGTTGCGAGTGATTATTGATTTAACATTTCAAATAATAAAGATATTTACATGCTAAATATAGTGTTTTGCGTATTAATTAGTTGATTAATAATTAGCTAATAGTTGTTAATAGATAATCTAATTGTTAGTATTTACTCAAATTGAGTTTTTTCAAGTTTTTATGTTAATTGCTATCGTTGGTGTGTTCGATAAACAAAGTGTTGTTCAAGAGGTTGTAAGACAATTAAAGGAAGCAGCTAGCTATTCTGTTTGTCACTGGACAGTAGGTAATAAATGCAGAAAGGGTCGAAGAACTACACTTAAGACAATCAATCAATCCTTTCATAAACAAGTATTGCTCATTGAGCCAATTATTTTTTCAAATGAGGCCGATTTCGTTCGTCAAAAGGGCGGTTTTATTTGGCATGTGGCTGAATGTTTATCCTCTGACATTCCTATTTTAAAAGGCGATATCATGGTCTCTATAACAGATGACCATAAGGCGTTTGGCACCATAGAGAGCGGTTATCACCAATGTATGCTAAGGCAAAGTAGCAAACGAGGATTGCCAAAGCCCGGGGTAGATTATCGAGAGTAATTATTGATGCTTGATCTTAATAATATCGATGAATGGTTGGAGCGTTGGGCTGCTTGGTGTTTGGCGGGTAATATCCGCTTACCAGGTATGACGTCTAATGCATTGGTCAATAAAGATAAGGTTAAGCAAAGAAGTTTTGTTGATTGGTCGGTAGATGATGTTGAGTTTGCTATTGAGCAAGCTGTAGCTAGTTTGGCAAAGGTAGATGTTTTGGCTGCTGAAGCGCTAAGGCTTGATGTTAGATCTTCAATACGCCAGTCAGAAAGAGCTTTGATAATTAAGTGCTCACTTTCGACTTATAAACGAAAAGTTAAAAAAGCAAAACTGGTCGTAATTGACGAAGTTAACAGGAAGTGTTTTTGATGACCGGGTTGTATAAAGTTTCACCTCCTGAAAGTCAGAAGTGTGAACCTTGTAAATCAGTCAGTATGAAGGTTAGTGGCGAGCAGGTGCTTAACTATTATAGTAAGCAAGTCAGGGCGCGTTATCAGTGTGTGAAGTGCGGCCAGTATGAGTGGTTTGGTATTGGAGTGGCTGATTCTGCCCTAAAAGCATAAGCGTGACTGTCACGTTTATATGTTGTTTCATCGTGACTTGTCACGATTTTAAGGTTGTGAAAAGTATTAGTTGATAAAGGACAACGGGATTGTTTTCACTTACATGGACTGCCGATAGTTGTTAAAAGTGAAAGTTAATTTTCTTATAAAACATGTGGTTAATGAATGTTTTTAAAAATTTACTCAAAATGAGTAGTTTTTTTTGAGCTAGTTTGTTAAATTTCTTCGTAACGTAGCGAAAGTTGCGTTGAACATGTTTCCAAACATTTATTTATCCCCCAAGGATTAACTATTTGCCAGCGCTTTCGCTGGCTTTTTTTTGCCTTATGAATAATGAATCCATTTCTACATTAAGCGCGTTGCTGGTATTTGTTCAGCAAAATTCGTCTTTCTTTTTTTGTATGTTAATTGCTGTATGGGGAAGTACTGCAGCATATATCGCTCGATTGAAAAAATCAGGTAAAGACTTTTCTTTGACTGAGTTGATTGGTGAATGGTCTATTAGTGGGTTTGCTGGAATGCTGACGGTATTGGTTTGCCAAGAGTTTGGCGTTTCTTTGACATTAACCGCTTTTGCTGCAGGTATCTCTGGCCATATGGGTGGTACGGCAATTCATTTGCTTGAGCAGGCTACCCGCAAGCGTTTTCCAAACTTTTTTAAGGCTGAGTAACGATGCCGCGTTTATATGGTCTGGTCAGTGAGCGTATTGCACTAGAGCTGAGCTTGGCTGTATGTGATTGTATTGGTCATGGAGCTGAAGGTACCGCTCCAACGATGATGCTAGAAACTGGTTGTGTTGAAACTGGTCTTGGGACGTTTCGCGATAGACATCCATTGAAGCTAGGTATTGGGTGGACACAAATAGATAAAGGCACATTTGAGTGGCTTAAAAAGAAATACCAAAGTGGTGATATTGCCAGCAAGGTTTATGACAGTTTTGGTATTTCAATTGCGCATATTAAATATGTTGAGTTGGCTTATAACCCATTGTTGGCCGCGATATTTTGCCGCCTTAGATATTGGACGGTGCCTGAGGTAATACCTGGCACTAGAGAAGCTAGGGCGAGTTATTGGAAGCGTTTTTATAACACTAAATCGGGTAAGGGCAGTGTTGAACACTATTTGGCAATGGTTAATAAACATTGGCCAAGTGACTGTTTTTGATGAGAGGTGAATGATGAAGAGAATGATTGCATTGTTTTTGATCGCACTAATAGCTTTTTTAGCTGTGCGTTTTTTTGGTGTTGAACCAACTATTGAAAGTATGAGCGTTGCTGTTGTATCTGTGATTGGCACTGCGTCTTTAATTTGTCAGGTATTAGTTAAAGTAACGTCGGTTACACCGAGCACCAAAGATGACAGTTACGTCAAGGGTGCAAAAATGGTATTGGCTGAAATGCAAGGCTGGATTGATTTGATTGCCGTTAATTTGAACAGCAAGGATAGTCGATTGCCAAGTTCGTCAGATAGGCGAAGAGGTATCCGATGAAAGCGTTTTTGTTGTTGCTAACCAAGTTGTTGGAGTTGTTCACAACCTCGTTAGCAAACAAAAAACAAAGTGAATTTAAGCAGAAGGTTGATGATGCTGAGCAAGATCCTATTGATGCTTTTAAGCATAGCTTTGGTGCTAATGCTGAGCGGATGCCAGATGACTTCATTAAAGAAGTCTCAATGCGTAGCGATAAAGCCAGTGATAAATCCAAAAGTAGAAACCCTAAATAACGAAAGGGTGCTTGTACTAACAGAGCAAGATGTTGCTAAGTTAATGCGTTACATCTACGAGCTTGAGTATTGTAATAGTTAATAACTAAGAGTAAGCCAGCCCTAGCGCTGGCTTTTTTATATGGCAAATAAAAGTATTGATTGGGAAGTTGTCGAGCGCGAGTATCGCACTGGATTATATAGCAACCGGCAGTTAGCTAAACGCCACAATGTTTCTGAAGCAACAATTAGGCGCAAGCGCCGTGAAGGTAGCTGGGAGAAAGACTTAAGTGGCAAAGTTAAGTCTCGCTTAAAAGATAAAGAATCTCGCCTAGTATCTGGAAAAGTACTAACAGGTGAAGATGAGCAAATAGTTGAGCAAGCAGCCGAAGAAAAAGTTGGTGTAATCACTAATCAACGTGGTGACTTAACTAAGATGCGAAGCTTAGTGGCAGGCTTTATGGCAAAACTGCAAGCTCAGTTAAACCAAGACTATATAACAATCGAGAGTAAAGGTAAGTCTCTTGAAATTGACCTTCCTCTTGATTACACGGGTAAGAGCTTAAACCATGCTGCTAACGCTATGAAAACTATTCACGAGCTTGAGCGTAAAGTCTATCGGTTAGATGAAGATGATAAGGCCGGTAGTTATGACGAAGCACTAAACGATCTTCATCAACAGATAAAAGAAGCTTCGCTTGCTGATGCTTAATGAGCTGTCGATTAACCAAAATACTGGAGATTAGAACCGCTCCATTTTCAGCATTTGCCAAAGTTTGTTTGCGAATAAGAACAAAAGAAGGTGCGGTAAAACCACTCATTATAAATAAAGCTCAGCAACATATTCACGCTGAGTGCCAAGACCAATTAAGACGCATTGGAAAGGTAAGAAAAGTTTTACTCAAAGGGCGTCAACAAGGTGGTTCTACCTATGTTGGTGCCAGGTACTACAAAAAGGTTACTGAAGGTAAAGGTTTAGCAGCTTTTATTTTAAGTCACGAGAGTAAGACAACAGGCAAACTATATGAAATGGTTCAGCGCTATCATGAGTTTTGCCCTGATTATGTAAAGCCTGCTAAGGGGCAAGATAGCGGAAAAGGCGGGATGTCGTTTCCCGAAATTGTTGGCTCTTATGAGTTGGGTACTGCGAGAAATGCAGAGACCGGGCGTGGCTTTACCGCACAATTGTTTCATGGCTCTGAAGTGGCTTTTTGGCCTTTTGCCAGTGAAATACTTGCAGGTGTGATGCAAGCAGTACCCAACGCTGATGGTAGTGAGATTATTTTAGAATCGACTGCTAACGGCGTTGGTGGCAGCTTTTATGACTATGTAATGGATGCAGTCAAAGGCGAGGGACAATTCGAGGTTATTTTTGTCCCCTGGTATTGGCAAGATGAATACCGAGAGCGCTTGCCAGAAGGCTTTGTTAGAACAGAAGCAGAAGAGCTACTGTGCAAACAAATTAAACATCATATTAATGGTGAGAAGTACGCCTTTGAACTTGACGATGAGCAGCTTTATTGGCGCAGGCTGAAGATTAATGAGCTTAAAAGCTTAGATAAGTTTAAGCAAGAATACCCGTGCAATATTGAAGAGGCATTTTTATTTTCTGGCCGTCCTGTATTTGATACCGATGGCATGATGACTTGTTTGAGTCAGTGTATTGATCCGATTAAATGGATGCGGGTTAACTGGGCTAAAAATGCTTTAGAGCCGTTAACGAAAGCAGAAGTTGACGCCTTAGAGCGAGATGATAAAGGCGTTAAGTTTAAAGCAGCTAGTGGGTTGATTCAGGTATTTGCTGAGCCGGTAAAAAGTCAGCAATACGCTGTGGGTGCTGATGTTGCCGAGGGCTTAGAGCAAGGTGATTTTTCTAGCTTTGATGTGTTAGATCAGCTTGGGGTGCAATGTTGCCATTATCACGGTCACTTGGATGCCGATTTATTTGGTCGGTTATTAAATATTATCGGCCGACATTACAACGAGGCTTTTTTAGGGCCTGAGCGAAATAACCATGGCCATGCAGTATTGCTGCGATTAAAGGATTTGGATTATCCGAATTTGTATATCCAAGAAGATTTGGATAAGCGAATAGAGGATAGAACCAAAAAAGTGGGTTGGTTAACCACAGTTGCCAGTAAGCCTTTTATTATTGATAACTTAGCAGCGCTTATTCGCGATGAATCGAGCGGCATTTTGTGTCGCCATTCGATTGAGCAATGTTTTACGTATGTAATTGATGAAAAAGGTAGGACAAACGCCCGTGAAGGCTGTTTTGATGACAATGTAATGAGCTATGCGATAAGTCAAGAAATGCTAAGACGGATGCCGAGAGTAAAACCTAGAACCCACACTAAATCTGTTAAGAAGAATTGGAGATTGTAGTTGATGTTTGATCTTTCGGGTCGGCCACTAATTGAGGCCATTATTGAAGACATTAATCAACAACCAAGTTGGCGGGTTGAATCGGCCAGAGCTGAGGCGTATTACGATGGTAGACAATTAGAGCCTGAAGTTGTCAGTGTAATGGAGGAGCGCGGTCAGCCAGTCATTATCGTTAATTTAATGCAGCCAGCCATTAACGGTGTGTTAGGTAATGAGGCTAAAACTCGTCGTGATGCAATTGTGCAAGCCGATGACGAAAAAGGTACCGAAGTTTCAGAGGGGCTTAATGAAAAACTAAACGAACATTCTCGTTTAGCAATGGTTGATAGAGCTGTATCAGATGCTTATGGCCGACAAGTAAAAGCTGGATTGGGTTGGGTTGAAGTTAGAAGAAATACAGACCCATTTGGTGAGGACTATGTTGCTGAGGAAGTTGATTGGCGCGAAATCCATTGGGATTGGGCCAGTAAACGCCCTGACTTGAAAGATGCTCGTTGGGCTTGCCGAGAGCGTTGGTTTGATGAAGACACAGCAAAGCTAACATTTCCAAAGCATAAAGAGCTCATTGAAAACGTGTTTAGTGATTGGGAGGAGCTTAACACCAATGAAGGTATTGATGAGCTGAGCCCTGATTTGTTGGGTTGTTATAATGAGCAAGACGCGTCTAATTTAGATCGGCATGATTGGTTTAGTGATGAACGCAAACAAGTGAGAGTGGTTCACTTGTTTAAGCGAGTTTATGAACAGGGCGTTGTACTTATCAGTGATAATCTCGTGGTTAAGTTTGAACGCAACAATAGCCAGCATATGAATATGGTGCTATTTGGCGGTGCTCGCCTTGAAAAGCGCAGTTATGTTGTGATGAGAGAACTTTGGTATATCGGTATGCACATGGTGCACGATGGTTATAGCCGATACCCGCACAATGAATTTCCTTGGGTGCCTTTTTGGGGTTATCGAGAAGGTGATACTAGAAAGCCTTACGGTCTGGCAAAGGCGATGATGCCCGCACAAGACGAGTATAATTTCAGGCGCTCAGTATTAACCTGGATATTAAAAGCGCGTCGAGTAATTATGGATGATGATGCGACTGATATGAGTAACGAAGATGTTCGCGCTGAAGTTGCTAAGCCTGATGGTGTGATCATCTTAAATGCCAAGCGCCGAAACCTAGAAACACAAACATTTAAAATAGATGCTGAAACCCATATTGCATCCCAGCAGTTCACCATTATGCAAGAGGCTAAGGGGTTAATTCAGGATGTTGCCGGTGTTTATCCATCATTCTTAGGTCAAGAAGGTGATGGGGTTAAGTCAGGTATTGCTATAGCGTCATTAGTTGAACAAGGTAGCGTTACTTTAAGCGAGCTTAATGATAACTATCGGTTTGCTAGACAAAAGGTCTATGAGTTATTGCTGGCAATGATTGTTGAAGATATTGGCGATAAGCCAATGCAAGTTGTCGTTAACCGAAATGATTCAGCCCCTACTAAAACCATTAAGCTTAACGAAGTCGTTGGCGATGGAAGCAACATTAACAATCAAGTTGCGCTCACAAAATCTCATGTTGTGTTGGCTGATATTCAATCGACCGCGGGGTATCGCGCACAAGCGCAAGATAGATTAGTGGCCATAGCACAAAGCTTGCCTGAACAAGCCCAGTTAGCATTGTTGCCAGATATTATTGAGCTTAGTGATTTGCCGCGTAAACACGAACGAGTGCAAGAAATCAAGCAAGCAATGGGCTTGCCAGTGAGTTTGGATGATGTTTCTGATGAGCTAAGGCAGAAAATTGAAGCGCAGCAGAAAAAGCAAGCGGAGCTTGAACAGCTGTCAATGAAAGAGCGCCAATTAGCGATAGCTAAGCAAGAAGCTGAACTTTTGGAAAGCCAGCAGCGAGCCGGTAAATATGAAGCCGATAGTCAGTTAGCAGGGGTTAAAGCGGTTGATTTAATGACGCAAATTCAACAAAAAGAGCAACAGATGAGTTTTGCTGGTGATGATAGGGTTAAACAAGCCGCGATGGAAATTGACCAATTATTTGGTCAGATGCCCCATTAAATTTAGTTTTTACATTAAATAAAGCATGGCCGCTAAGCGGCCTTTGCTGAAATAAAAAAAGCCATTTGTGCCTAGCAGCCAAGTGGCTTTTTTTATTTTCGCAAGCCCAGCGACAGGGCAATTAGGAGTGTTTATGAGTGTTGAAAATCAAAATGTAGAGTTAGATGTTGATGCGTTGCTCGCCTCGGGTGATGAAGCTGAGTTGTTAGCGGCAATTGATAATATTAGCTCTTTAGCGGATGAATCAGGTGTAGCCGAACAGGCAAGCGTAGCGCCAAACGATGAAGCTAATGCAACCGATGAAGTGCAAACCAATAATAACGACGAACAAGGTGTAGACGAAGCGCAAACAGCGGAGTCAAACGCAGCGCCTGGCGAGATTGATATTGATGGTGTGTTGACTAAAGACGGTAAAAACTTAATTCCTTATGAGGTGCTTACGGGGACCCGTGAAGAGTTACAGAAAGTTAATGGTGTTTTAGGTGAAAGAGACCGTCAAATTTCTGAGTTACAAGCTCAGTTAGATGAACAGCAGCGCCTAAATCAACTTAACAAGCAGCAGTTTGAAAAGCATGATATTCAAGCACCGGTACTGCCAGAACACGAGCAGATTACCGATGACGTGCTGAATAACTTAGGTGAGTATGGTGAGGTCGGGGATGCGGTTAGAATTTTGGCTAACCAAAACGCGATCTTACAAAAGCAACTACAGCAGCAAAACGGTGCTCAAGCAATAGTACCTAATGAGCCAAGCCAAGCAGAAGTGGAACAGGCATTAGCGGGCAATAGCGTGCTTAATCGTTTGTTTCAGGACGAGGGGAATCGAGATAAGTTGATTGCGATTGATAATCAACTTAGAACGGCGCACCCCGATATGGCGATTGCAGACCGTTTTGATTTAGTGGTGGCTACCTATTCACAGCAACAAGTTCAACCTCAGGAAAGCGCTCCAGGTGCTGATGTTCCCAATTCTATAGCTGACGCTAACGGTTCAGGTCATGTGCCTGATTTGCCGTTAGCTGAGCGGTTAGTTGCACAAAGTGACAACCAATTAGTGCAAACTTTAGATGCTATGGGGGGAGATCAGCTTAACGATTTGTTAAATGAATTAGGATAAGCTGATGCCTGTTAATATTCCTGAAGGTAGTAAACAGAAGTTATTTAACGCGGCGCTATTTGCCGCGATTATTCGAGAGCCAAGTTTCTTGAACATGCTGACTGGTGCAGCGAAAAAAGCACCTAAAGGTATGAAAGAAATTGGCCGCGAACAAACCGATGCCGGTTCACCTGTGGTACGTGTTTCTGACTTGTCAAAAAGTCAGGGTAAAGAGGTGACGGTGGATATTATTCACCGATTAACCAAAGAGCCAACAATGGGTGATACTCGTTTAGCAGGTCGAGGTGACAACCTAACCTTTGCTAACGATACGCTGAAAATTGACCAGTATCGTCACATGGTTGACGATGGTGGTGCCATGACTCAGCAAGAGATTGCTCACAATTTAACTGAAGCGGGGCGCCAGTCGTTGATGGTGTACTACAAGCAGTTAATGGATGAAGTGGCGTTTTATCATTTCTGTGGTGCTCGTGGTACGGCGTTTGATCCGAACTACAATATTGTGCCATTAGAAGCAGCTAAGTCATTTGCCAAAATTATGGTTAATGAGTTGGTAGTGCCAAACTACGACAGTAAGTTTTACGGCGGTGATGCGACCAGTGTTGATCAATTAGATTCTGCAGATTTATTCTCGTTAGAGTCGGTTGACAATATGTGGTTACACTTACAAGAAATGGCTAACCCTATCCCTTATATTCGCCTAACTGGCGATAAGCAAGCGGATGAGTCACCAATGTATGTGCAGTTTGTTACTCCGCGTCAGTGGAATGACTTTCAAACCTCTGCCAGTGCAAAAGACTGGAACCAAATGATTGCCAATGCGCAAAAACGAAGCTCTGGCTTTAATCACCAAGTATTTAAAGGTGATTGCCTGATGTATCGCAATATCTTAGTGAAGCCTATGAATCGTCGCGTTCGTTGGAATGCTGGTGATAACGTTGATGTGGCTGCTAATGATAAGGCAGGTACAGTGAGTCAACAAACGGCAGCGGTGCCAGTGGAGCGTTCTATTTTAGTGGGCGCACAAGCCGTTGCCTCGGCTTATGGTAAGACTAAGCAAAGTAATGGTCGCCAGTTCAATATCAACAAAGAAATGGTCGATCACGATAATGCTTGTGAAACGTCGATTAACTGGGTGCAAGGTCTTAAGAAATTAAGCTTTGAAGACAGCCTGGGTTATCGTCGTGACCACGGCATTTTAACCTTAGATACAGCAGTTAAGTAGGAGGTCTTATGCCTGAATTACGTGCTCCAAGTTTATCTAAAACAAGCTTTAACGGCCATTATGGCAATAAAAGTTCCTTTCATGGCCATGCTAACTTAGCTAGTACCCCGGTTGATACTGTAGTGCAGCTAGGCGAGTTTGGCGCTGGTATTCGCGTTGATGATATCAAGGCAGTAACTAAGAACTTAGGGGCAGGCACGAGCTTGCAACTAGGGGTTCAATATCCGCAAAGTGCAACTGCAGATGAACCAAATAAGTTTACAACCATTACGACAACGTCGGATAAAACCACGCGCTATGACGGCGCGCCGGTATATATTGATGAGCCTTGTATTTTAACCGCTACGGTTAAAGGTGCTAGTGCAACAGGTGCCATTGATATTGTATTTGACTATGTTTTTGAAGGTAATTAATTACCTTTTTTTAGTTAAGTTATTCAATAAATCAAAAGCCACTTTTTGACGGAAGTGGCTTTTTTGTTGAGTGTTATAAAAATACTTAGTAGTTAGTTACTAGTTATTTAGTATTTAGATAAATAGTAATTAAGTATTTAGTAAGTGGTTGTGTGTTTTTGATAGAGGAAAGTGATAATGAGTTATTTATCTGTGGTTTATATTGGCAGCAAAGCTGTTAAGCGCGATACGGTCAGCGGTAGTGGCCTTTTGTTTAAACCGTTTGAGCCAAAACAGGTGCCGTTGGCTAACGCTGAAGTGTTATTGCGTTTCCCTGATGTTTGGTTGAAAGAAAACGAAGTAAGTGATGAGCTTAAAGCTGAATATCAGCAGTTGAAAGTTAGCGAAAGTGCTGTTGGTAATGAGCCTAAAGAAGCAGTGAGCCAAGCACCAGTTGATAACGAAGATAATGAACCAACGTTATCGGAGGTTTTAGAAGGTCTAAAAACTAACGCTGCGTTTGATGCTTGGGTGCAAGATAATGGCTTTGGCGATGTTCAATTTGAAGAAGGTGAAAAGCTTTCAGAGCGTCGTAAAAAGGTATTGGTTTACGCTAAAGAGCACTTAGGTGGTTAATTTATGCGTTGCTTAGACGAGCTTTTGCCACTTTTGAAACTTGAAGCTAATGGCGTTCCTGATTTTATTGCACGTAATATTCTGCGCCTCTCACTACAAGAGTTCTGTCAAGAGTCTGACTATTGGCGTGTAGAAGTTAGGTTAAGTGAGTTAGGTGATCAGTTATATCGGTATAGTTTGCCTGCGGGCTTAATCGTGTGTCGATTAGTACAGGTACAAACCGAAGACGGTGAGATTGTACTTAAGGCCAATGTTGATTACGAAGAGCCTGAGCGCGGTCAGCTGTTGTTACTGAACAATATTACCGACTCTAAGCCTTTAAAGGTGTTTGCCAGTGTTAAGCCAGATAGTGATGGTGATGATGTTAGTGAAAGCTTGTTTGAGAACTATCGAGAGGCGATTGTTTCTGGCGCTTTGGTGCGTCTACTAAGGCAGCCAGATAAGTCTTGGTCTAATCCGAATATGGTTCCCTATCACGAAAATAAGTTTAGTGAAGGGTATCGGGCCGCTCGTCGAGAACGTTTGAATAAGAATGCTCGGCATTCTAAAAAAACCGTGAAGCATAGATTTTATTAAAGCCGCTTAATTATAGCGGCTTTTTTATTGGGGATTTTATGGCAACCGTAAAAGTAACTGACCTTTGGTACAAGTTTGGTCGAATGACTCAAGATAACACTGGTGTTAGATGGGGTTTTCAAGAGTTTTTAAATTGGATTAATGAAGCTCATTTGCAGGTAGTAAACAAAAGGCCAGACGCTAAAGTTGTAACCGCTTCGTTTTCTTGTCAGCGGGGAACGTTGCAAGAATTACCTGCTAATGCTATTCGGTTTGGTAAAGTCATTCGAAATATGGATGGTAGAAAGCGAGCTATTACGGCTATTAATGTTGAATGGCTCGATGAGCAAGTTGAGTATTGGCATGATGATACCAATGTTGTCAGCGAAGCTCAGCACTATGTTTATGACAATACAGACCCAACCAGATTTTACTTATATCCACCAGTGGCCAACGGCACCAATGTTTTAGCTAGTTACACTGTTGCCCCTAGTAAAATTACAATATTAGATGCCGATATTGATACTTCGACACAGACAATTCACTTAGATGATACCTATGCACCGGCTATTCTTGATTGGGTGTTATATCGCGCTTATTCAAAAGACACGCAATATGCGGGGAATGGCAGTCGAGCACAAGGACACTATCAGGCATTTTATCACGGGCTAGGTATTAAGCTTGAGGGTGATTCTGGTTATTCTATGAACAGCGCGGATAAAGCCTAGTGATTACAGTTAATAGCTTTGCAGGGGCTATGCCGTTAGTTCCGGTAGAACGACTACCTGAAAGTTATGCGTCAGCTGCTGATAATCTAATCATTAAAACCGGCGAGCTAATGCCTTTATATGATGATGTTGAGATTAGCGCTGTTTTGGTGTCAGGTATCGTTAATAGCCTGTATTGGTATGAGCGCGGGCATTGGTTTTCGTTCTCTAACGATGTTGATGTTGCCCCAAGCCCAATAGCTCAAGATAACTTTGGTCGAGTGTATATTACTGGTAACGGTAAACCAAAAGTAACGAGCAATGATATTGCACTTGGGCCAAGCGCTTTGCCTGGTGCTGACTATGAGTTAGGGGTGCCAGCGCCTAAAGAAAAACTTGTGATAGCAAGTGTGACCGCCAATGACCCTGATCCAAATAATATCGATGATGATATTAGTCGTGTTTATGTGATGACGTTTGTTAATGGTTATGGTGAGGAAGGGGCAGCTAGCCCTGTAAGTGATGAGGTTACGCTTACTCAAGACGATGATAAGGTGACGTTGACGGTTCCGGTACCAACTGAAAATAGACACAATTTAGTTAGCAAGCGCATTTACAGAAGTGTAAGTACGATTAATAGTGTTGGTTTTAGGTTGGTTGCTACTATCGGCTTGTCGTTAGGTAGTTTTATTGACGATGTTGCCGACAGTGCTTTAGGTGGCGCCCTTGAAACCGATAGCTATGATTTGCCCCCGACTAATATGAAAGGCATTGTTAATTTACCTGGTGGCTTTTTAGCCGGGTTTGCTGGTAATGAAGTGTGCTTTAGCGAGCCTTTTTTAGCGTATGCTTGGCCGATTGCTAATAGAAATGTCACTGAGCACGATGTTGTTGCTATAGCTGCTACTGATAGCGCTTTGGTGGTGGCAACAGAAGGTTATCCCTATCTATTTTCAGGTGTATCCCCCGATGCTATGACACCTAGAAAACTTGAAATGCGTCTAGGTTGTGTCAGTAAGCGGTCGATGGTCGATTTGGGTGATCAGGTCATTTATGCGTGTAGCAAAGGCTTAGTTGCGGTTAGTTCTCAAGGTGTTAGCTTGTTAACTGAGGAAAGTCTTGATAAACGGCTGTGGCAACAATATAAGCCTAATACTATTCACGCTTATGTCTTCGACGGTTACTATTTTGGTTTTTACGGTGATTCATTAGGCAACGGTCAAGGCGATGGCGGTTTTATTTATGATGTGCGCGCGAATGCGTTTACAAGGTTAAATTTTTACGCGTCTGCCGGTTATAGCGATCCGCTTGATGATGCGCTTTACCTGATGGTAAATAACAAGCTGGTTAATTTTTCTCAAGGAAGTGGCCAACGACTTGATTACAGTTGGCTGAGTAAGGTTTTTGTACTTGGCGTTTATAGTTTAAGTTGCTGTTTTATTGACACCGATGAACCTGAAAAAGTTGGGTTTATTTTAATTGCCGATGGTGTTGAAGTGATGAATGTGGCCAAAGGAGGGTTAACCGACAATAGGTTTAGGTTGCCAGGTGTACTTGCCGATAAGTGGCAGTTTAAGTTAACTGGTAGCGCTCATATTCGTCGCCTGATTTTAGCTAACAGTATGGCTGAACTTTATTAATGGGCAAGACAACGTTACCTGGTATTACTCTGCCAAGAGGTGCCGATGCTAGTCAACGTTCTATCGTTGATATCTTACAGAAGTTATCTGGTCAATCAGGCAGTGGTTTAGATAGAGCTGTTTTAATACGGGACTTGGTTGATGCGAAAGGTATTAACCTTTCTAGAAACCGGGGTGTCTTGGAGTTTGAATTTGATAACTCAGGTGATTATTCATTACCAAGTGCACCTACAGGAGTTGAGGTACTACCAACATTTAATACCGTTTTTTTGCGTTGGAACGAACCTGATCCCGATGATAGGTGGTATGCGCTAACGGAAATTTTCAGATTGCGCGTCCATTTGGAGGATGATGGCACACCTTACGTAGAAAGTGGCGATGGAGCACATGTTGCTCCTGCATTTTCAATGGCTGTTAGGGTGTTAACGGTACAAGGTAATTTGATTACTGATTATGTTGATAGTGGTCAGAGCTTTGTTTACTGGATACGTCACGTTAATAAAGCCGGAGTATCAGGACCTATTCATGATACTAATGGCAGTTTAGCGACAACTTATCGAACGCCGCTAGAAGTACTAGAAGAATATAGTGCTGATATTTACCAAGGTGAAAATTATCAATGGCTCAGAAGTGAGTTAAGAGAAGTTGAAAATGTTCATCGAATCTATCACGGTGCTGACGTTTTAGGCGATTCGCCACTTTTAAGCTTAATTGAGGGTACAGATGATTTAATGGAGCTTTTAGCGCAGCAGCAATTAATGAATGCGCTAGATAGCTATCACCAGCAAGAAGCGATAAAAGTTAAGTTTGATAAAAATTACGCTAAATTAAGTGGTGGAGTACATGCCGCTGTAAATGCCGATCAAGCCTATGTTAATCGCATTGAAGTACTTGAAAGCCATTGGGAAGATAATGGCCTGGCCGAAAATACGATTGACGCCAAAATAGATGCTTACAATCTGGCATTAACAAGCCCAAGTGGTGCACTCGCTACCAGCATTAATAATATCAGAGTTAATTTTAACAGTAATAGCTCTACTATTCAGGAATTTGCTGAAGCTGTTGCTAGTGCTGACAGAACAATTAATTCATCGATTAGGACATTAAATAGTACGCTGTCAGATACATCATCAGCGTTGCAAACCTTTCAGCAAACCCAAACTGAAGAAAACCGCGCGAGAAGTACAGAAATCACTAATTTAAGTTCGGTGGTTGGGGATTATGGAGCTAATTTACAAACACTTACGCAAACAGTTGCAACTAACGAAGGTGAATATAATGCTCAATGGGGTATTAAGACAAATGTTAACGACTTGCGCGGCGGTGTTGGCTTTTACAATGATGGTACCGCAACCAGCTTTTTAGTTGATAGCCAAGCTTTTGCTGTGACTGGTGGTAATGGTTCACCGGTATTTCCGTTTGTGATCAAAGACGGAAAAACAGTTATTAAAGAGGCGTTGATAGACACCGCAGCTATTTACACGTTAATAGCTGCCAATATCGTTGCAGAAAAAATTGCCGCGAGTATACGTATTGAGTCACCAGTCATAAATGGTGGCTCGATAACAGGCACAAGCCTAAACATTAATGATCGCACCAAAATTTCCTCTACCGGCTTATTAGAAACCCTTAATGCCAGAATTCACGGTGTTATTCGAGCTACCAGTGGTGAACTTGATAACGTTGTAATCAATGAAAATTGCGATATCAAAGGCACGCTCAGCGTTAGAAATGTGGACGGTGATGTTGTTGATAGAACAGTTGTTGTTGTTCCCAAAGACCACGATGTGGGGCCAAGTCAACGGTACGTGTTGATAGAAGGTGAAATTAAGCCTGGTGTGCTTGGCAGCATAGAAAACAGGATATTGGTTGTTAGTGGAATTAGTTTAGATCACCAAGGCGGCGGCGGTAGTAGTAGTAACTTTGACGTTTACTTGTATTTAAACGGTAGTCAACGACAGCATTTTCATTCTCATAATGTTGAGGAAGAAGGTAGCGTAACCCCTCAGCTAGGTTGCTTAGTTCCTGTTTCTAATCAGGTGCAAACATTCAAAGTAGTCTTGGTTCCTCAGGTAAATGATTGGGTCAGAGTACAACAATCAGCAATAGTGGCTGATGTATTTAAACGAGGTTCTACCTTTGACAAGGTGCAAGGGCTTTATTTAGAGAGCGCCGGTGATAGCGGCGCGGTAAAAGCATTGGAGTAATAATGGCCTCAAATTGGTATAGAGCTGGAAAGATAAATGTTGCAAGTGGTAGCAAAAATGTTACTGGTGTTGGGTGCTTATGGTTAACGGCAGCGCAAAAGCCTTTACCAGGTGATGCGTTAATTGTTAACGGTGAAATCCTCGAAGTAGAAAGTATTAATTCTGACGATACATTAACTCTTTTTGATGAATATAAAGGCTCAAATTTAACTAATAGTGATTATGCGATTATGCGTAATACATCATTAAACCCCAACGCGCGTTTAATGGCGCAAGTGTCAGAGGTGTTAAACCGATTGGGTTCTCAAATGCAGGTGTCTACATCGGTGCCTAGTGCTGGTTCAACGAAGCACGGCGATATTGTGCTAGTTATTCAAGAGTAATTATGTCTGCAGTTAATCACCAAGGTGCGTTACGCAAAATAAACAGCGTTTACATCAATCAAAATGGTGTATTGAAGCAAGCACAGGTTTATGGCAATTTTGAAAATAAGCTTTATTTAATTGATTTTAACGCTGAGCCGTTAGATCCGGCTTATCATTTGTGGCGTGTATATGCCGACGATAACACCGGTACCAATGCAAGCATCACGGATAGCACCGGGAAAAAATGGATAGGCTTTGCCCCAGGTCAACGAAAAGCATTGACCGAACTTAGCCAAATAACTGATTTTAGTATTTTTGATTGGTCGAAGATACGAGGAGAGGACGGTGCTGCTGGTGCGCAAGGTCCATCTGGCCCTCAAGGGGTTCAAGGTCCATCTGGTGCAGATGGTCGTCCCAGTTATTTCCATATAGCTTACGCCGACGATTCAAGTGGTGCAGGCTTCAGTCAGAATCCTGCAGGAAAGGCATATATCGGTACTTACTCCGACTTTACGGCGGCTGACTCTAGTGACCCTAGTGATTATAACTGGATTCAAGCGCAAGGGTCACAAGGCCCAGCGGGTGACAAGGGTATACCTGGTGTTAACGGGGCCAATGGCGAGACTAGCTACTTGCACATCGCTTATGCCGACACAGCACTTGGCGTAGGTTTTAGCCAAAGCCCTGATGGTAAATCGTACATGGGCACGTATTCTGACTTTGTTCACCAAGATTCGACAGACCCGTCTCGATACACTTGGGTACTTGTTGAGGGTCCTCAAGGGCCGCAAGGACCACAGGGACCACAGGGACCACGAGGTTTACAGGGTCTGCAAGGTCCTCGTGGTGATACAGGTATACAAGGACCTGCTGGTGCCGACGGGAGGCCTAGCTATTTCCATATTGCTTATGCAGATAACGCTAGTGGGGGTGGTTTTAGCCAAAGTCCATCTGGAAAATCCTACATAGGAACCTATGTGGATAGTAGCCCCACAGACTCCACCAACCCGTCATCTTATAGTTGGCAGCTTGTGAGAGGCTCACAAGGTCCCCAAGGCAACCGAGGTATACCGGGTGCTAACGGTGCGAACGGCCAAACAACCTATTTACATATTGCTTATGCTGACGATGGTAGCGGCGGCGGGTTTAGCCAAAGTCCTGATGGCAAAGCCTACATCGGCACATACACTGATTTCAGTCAAACTGATTCTTCAAACGCTAGCCTTTATACTTGGACTCGTATACTTGGTGAAAGTGGCTACGTTAATTTGTTACGCGCTGCCGAGCACTGGGTTGTTGGTCGCTCAGGAACCCAAGGTCGTTTTTCCCAAAATGGTTTTTCAGATGAAAACAAGGTTGAACTGTTACAAGGCCCTTTAGGTACTACAGAGCCAGTTTGGCACGCAACTAAAGGCGATAACTCTTCGGATGGTGGTTGGAACGCCCATGTTTACGGTATAGATCACACTAAGAGTTATCGAACCTGTGTATGGATGAAGAGTACGGGGACGGCTTTAACTAACTATCTAGGTTGTGATGGGGCTAACACTAACAACGTTAGTGGGGGAGGGCAAAACACCAATCCATATTTCTGGTCTGGTGATTTGCCTCAAATGAATAAGTGGTACTTAGTGGTAGGCGTCATCCATGGCAGCGGCTATAGCGGTGGGAACACTGGCATTAGTGGTGTCTATGACCCTATTACTGGCTTGAAAGTTAGATCCGGTAATGATTTTCGCAACAAACCCGGAGCAACACGTCAAACTCAACGTGTGTATCGATACTATGTAACTAACCAGTCTCATGAATCATTTTTTGCTCGTCCTAGATTTGAAGAAGTTAACGGTGAAGAGGTTAGCTTAGAGGAAATCATGGGGCGAAGAGGCCAAGATGGTCCGCAAGGTCCAACAGGTCCAACAGGCCCAACAGGCCCAACAGGCCCAACAGGCCCAACAGGCCCGGGAGGTCCACAAGGTCCAACAGGCCCCAGAGGTCCAACGGGACCCAGAGGTCCAACGGGACCGGGTGGTAGTAGAGGTAGTGCTCATTTTTACAGAGTTAATAATGGTTGGTCTAACTCTGCTGCTGATGCAGCAATAACATCAGCCGGCTATTCAAAAGTGTTATTGGACAGGGTCACGCTTAGTTATCCTTCAACCGGTTTTGCTCAAACACGGTATTGGAACGGTTCGTCTTGGGTTCTGGTTACTGAAGTTATAAACGGTAACCTACTGGTTCAAGGTAGTGTGGGTGCTTTAGCTCTTGCTGCTAACAGTGTCACTACTGACAAACTTGCCGTTAATTACATTGGTTCTAACTCTAGTAACCAAGTTACGGGTATTCATTTTAACGGCTCGCCCACGTTAAGCGCTCTAGATTTTTATGCACCAAATGTTCGTTTTATTAAGCCCAGTGGTGATGCTGCCTTTAGCTGGTCGGCGAGTTTAGGCACCTTCCTCTACCGAGGGCGAGGTATATACGAACAAGGTTTATCAGCGACATATTCAAACGGGGCTTACTTAAATGTAGGTATAGATACAAGCAGTAGTGGAAATCCCATTGCCGAGTCAACGATTGGTATCAAAGGTACAGGTAGTCAAGCGGGTAAAAGCTCTTACGTCAGCACCAGAAGTGATGGCCGGATTTACTTATACGCTGCACTTTCAGGTACAACATGGAAGATAAGAGCTTGGCATAATACATATTTTAGCGGGAATGTTCACGTTCAAGGAAGTTTGACCTCGGTTACCGGCGCTCACCATGGCCTAATTGCCAAAGAGCATGTGGAGTTGGTGCCTGGTGATATCCTTTGTGATGATAGTTTGGTTTACACCAGTAGTATATCAAGCACGGTCACAGCGATGTGCCAGTCTACTAAGGTTAACCAGAAATCTGCCCGCGGTGTATTGGTAGAACGCGTCCCGTTAACAGCAGACAATGCACCTGATGCAATCATCGGCAGCGATGACGAACATATTATTGGCCTTGCGTATGATTTAGTGACCGTTAACGCAGTTGGAGAAGGTTTAGTGAATGTTATCGGGGAAAACGGTGACATAGAGATTGGCGACTTGATCACAACATCAAGTACTGCGGGCAAAGGTATGAAGCAAAGTGATGATATCGTCAGGAATTTTACAGTCGCTGAGTCCCGGCAAAACGTCTCATTCGAGTCGCCCGATGAAGTAAAGCAAATCGCTGTTATTTATAAGTGCGGTTAATGTATTTACCTGTTTTTTATTAGGTCGCTTTGGCGACCTTTTTTATTGGGAGTTTATAAAGTGAAGCGTTTGATTTTTTTTGTTCTCGTTAAAAGTGAAGCATTGTTTTGGTTATTTGTTTTCCTGGTGCTGGCACTTGTTATGTCGTTGCTTTCGGTTGTTATTAATTTGGTTGCTTTGCTGTGCGCCCTATTTGGAAAAGGCAAGGTAAAACGATGGGGTATTAACTGTTTTGAAGGGTTAGATAACTATCGTAGCGCTCAAACTGGCGGTGACCCTGACGATACGTTATCTAGTCGTTTAGGTAAAGCGAGGAAACGTGGATCAAAATGGACGTTTATTGCAAACAAAGTTGACTTAGTTGCGATCGAGATATTTAAGGACGCAAATCATTGTGAAAAAAGCATTGAGCGCGATGAAGGTAAAAAGCAAGTTACTAGGTATTAGCAATGAAAACACCTAAGCACGTTATCGTTTTTGGCGATTGGCATTTTGAAATAGTAGGTATTAGAGCAAGACGTATGTGTGATGACGGCACTTTTGATGGATCGGGTCATGTATCAGTCATCGATGGTAACCCACACGTAGAAGGGCTGCTTTGCATCAATGAATTTACTCGTCAAGACTGGCGTGCATTCGCATCACTGTTCATTAGTTTAGGCTTTGAACACGCTGATTTTAGGCGCTTTAAGAATGATAATTTTTTATATAAGAGGAAATCACATTGAACCTTTCAGATTTTCCGGATTTAGCGACGGCTAAGTCATACTCGGTTAGTAAAACTAAGCTTATCAGTGGCTCTCAAATGAAAATATTTGTGGTAGCCAATGGCCTGTACAGTTACTTTAAAAACCACTCGGGTGATTTACAAGCGGCGACTTATGACGAGTTACGAGGTGGAGAGTTCAATTTTATAGACGGTCACCCGAGCAATGTAAGCGCAATGCTTGATGCTATGATTGCACTTTCTGCCAGTGAGGGCAATGTGACGCTACTTGACGGAACTCAAGTCACAGTTAGCGCTGCCCTTACTAACCTCAAAAACGCAGCAATTGCTTTCGCCAACGGTGCACATAAACCTTTTGAATCGGCAACACAACAGCAGTTTGACCAAGCAAAAGCGTCATTGACACCTAAAACTATATTAGCGAGTACAAGCATAACAACCGGTGATGATACCCACTACTTGATCAATAACGGTGCGCGAGAAAAACACAAAGTCACCATTACGGTGTCGAACGCTTCGCAATACGATGATGTTTTTACGGTTACTGCGCTAACTAAAAACAATGACGATGACGATTACGCTGTTGATTCTCGTATCCGTGGCAGTATCGCGTTAAAGGCGAGTGAAACGGCACCTATCACGCTAACAGTGAATAACAGTGATTTACTTCGTCGCGTTAAATATCGCGTAGCAAGCAAATACGACCGCGAGTTTTCAGCAATAGCAGAATATGCAGTGAGTTAATCTTATGACTGTTTTTGCTAGCCAAGTCGCCAGTCCTATTAGCGTAAACTATGATAACCCTGCTACGGCAAATTTATTGACATGTCAATTTGATGATGGCACGACAGTAACTAATTGTATAACAGGTGAGACTGGCGAAACTTTCGATAGTGCAAATTTAATAGGTGTTGCCGCCAGTAGCGGCGAGCGAGTTAGCGCTACTTGGACAGCGGCTAAACCTAATGGAATAGACAGTGATCCATTTAGTTTGTTTCAAACAACCGAAAATTTTTACGACGATTATTGTATTACCACTGATGGTGTCGACGATAACATTACTTTTGATGCAACAACATTTGCTGGTACTGTTTCAGCGAGTAGCTATGAATATGAAGTAAGATTAAAAATTAATAGTGCGTCTCAATTTGATGTTGTTGCCCTGATGGGGTCAGGCCGTGTTATTTTTAGGAAAAGTGACAATTTATTAATTTGGAAAACAGCGTCAACAGCGGAGCTTAGATTTAACCCTACGGGAATCGAAATTGGCGAGTGGTTTACGTTAAAACTTGTTAAAGAGCCTAATTCAACAAACTACAGCTTGTATATCGACGGCGTTTTAAAACAAACAAAGTCAGTCACAGCGGGTTTAACGCTGGATAAATTAGGACAAGCAGATAGCGGGGCTACAAAGTCGTTATCGTTCGCTTATTTTAAATACCTTGATAAGTTAGACCATAGAAACTCTCGCTACTGGGAATTTAACAAAACCCGTGGTGACTCTGTTGCTTGTCATTTTAGCGGTTATATCGCAACGCTAAACAACTTTTTTACTGACTCTGGCTATAAAACACAAGCTGATCGAATTGTAGGTTATCAATTTGGCAATAACACCTTTGCAACAATAGCTACGCCTATAGTTATTGCCGATGGAGCAAAACTAAAATGTCGCTTTGACTACAAGCACAACACCATCGCAAATACATTTCAAATGCTCATTGGTGTGTACAGCAATAGCAGTGGTTTAGATTTTATATCGATTTCAACTACTAACCACAGGCTTGATTGCCGAATTGATAACCAAAGACTAAGCGGTCAAACGGTTTTACTAGAAAATCAGGATTATGATTTAACTATAGAGCGCAGCGGCACGGAGATAAGCATTCGTATCAATGGCAATTTAGAAATGTCTTGGTCTAACGTTACGCTTGACCCTATTCTCGGCTTTAACACTTCTTACTCAAACTTTCGTTTTACTGGTGCAATTTATTCGGCAAGTTATGAGACTAGTGACGGGACAGTGCTAAATAACTGGGATTTCACGACAGATGACGTTAGTAAGATCGTTGATAGTGCGGGGAATAATCATGCTGCAATAAATAATATCCCCACTACTAAGTGGCAACGGATAATTGATAAGAAAGTCTACACAATAGGCAGCGCCAAAGACTATTCAACCCCTCAAAACTTCATTAACGGTATCGGTGCAAACTTAAACGTCATTAATCATGGTGTCATTTACGAATATTTTGGTAGTGAAACGTTAGCTAAAAACGGCGCAGACGGCACTGTTATAGAACTAGTTGGTAACACAGATAAACACGCTGTTTCAGAGCAAAAGTCATACGGTTTTGGTGGTCACTGTATCATTAATAAGTCAGGTTTATTTAGCTTAAAAAATCTTACACTAGGTAGTTTTTCTGGCAATACAAACGATGGAAATTTAAGCATAGATAGTTGTGTCGTTGATACAGCCAGCACACAAGCGATAAATTGCAGCTTTATACAAAAAGCTAACATAAGCAAAACCCTTTTCAAAAGTTATACAAGGGAAGCCGTTGTAGGTAAGAACACTGACAACACTAAGCTACAGGAATGTATCTTTGATAGTTCGTCAGTAACAAGTGCGGTTGCTTTTAATGTTAACAATGCTGATCTGCATAACTGCCTTATCCCCAAGGGCGGCTGCTTCGCGGCTCTCGGCACTGTGACGGGTTCAGGTAATGTTACCGATACTCGCGATGCCCAAAATAAAGGCGTAGGCATTCAAGACTCAAATTTACTGACTTATATCACTGATAGCGGTCAAATCAACGAAGCTGGTCAAACAGCTCTAAAAGGTAAAGGCTGGAATGGCAGCGATATTGCGTCAGCGTTTTACCTTGTGTCTAGCGTCAGTTCTGTCTCGTCACTGTTAACTATTTCTAATTATGTTAACGGCTTTGTTAGTTCTAAGGTTGATATTAGAAGCGCTATTGCCAGCGCTCTTGAGTCGGTAGTTTCTCGTTTAGATGTACGAAATTACATCGCCGATCGAGTATCGAGTAACGTAGACGTAAGAAATGCTATTTATAACAAAGCTAGTAGCAGTGTTGTGTTGTCTAGCTCTATTGCTTCTGGTGTCAGCTCTCAAGCCACGATCAGTAACTCTATCGCATCTTATACAAGTTCTTTGTTAGATGTTCGCAATTCAGTGTTGCGTCACGTTGCTGCATCGATAGAGTTAACGAGTGTTGTACTGGAATCAGTAAGTGCTCAAGTTGACATTAGAAATACTATTGCTGGCTTAATTAGCTCGGTAAGTTCGCGGCTTGAAGTTAGTAATTATATCGCTGAAAGCGCAATAGGTTTACTTGATGTTCGTAGCTCTATAAATGCGGTTGTTAGCTCTCCCGTTGACGTTAGATATTCTGTCTTAGCCTTTGTCGCTAACCAGTTGGACGTTTCGAACGTTATTTGTGAACACGTTGGCAGCCCGATAGACGTATCAAGCCAGATATATTCTCATGTTTCTTCAGTTTTAGATATCCGAAGTAATTTAGACGGTATCAAGGTAGCTGGTGGTTTAAACGATGTAGTTTCATTCGATATCGACTACGACGTTTATAGCTTGCAATTAGCTGAGGACGTTTACTCATTCGATATCGACAGCACAATTATTTCATTCGACGATTAAAGGAGGTCATGTGGCCACTATTCTAGCGACGCAGTTACCCTACTATAAGACTACCAACGGTTTGGGCGGTGCAATCACATCAAACAAGTTAACATCAGCAAAACTCGGTGATTTGTTCCCCCATACAACTTCGGACGAAGCGCGTGACGGTAAAACAGAGTATGCGTGTATCTACATTAAAAATGAGCATGCAAGTGAATTAGCTCAGTTAGTCAGAAACTTTATCGTTTCTAACACACCTAGTGCAGGCACCGTTATTTCGATCGGCGCTGGTACTTCTGCTGTTAATGGTGTTGAACAGGCAATATCTGATATCAACACGGCGCCAAGTGGTGTTTCGTTTAGTACAGCTAACGGTCTTGCCAACGCTATTAACCGACCAAATTTGCCAGCCGGTCAGCACATGGCTATTTGGGTTAGAAAAGTTACTTCACCAGGTACTGCCGGTGTTTCTGTTGATAACGCAGTGATTGAAACTCGCGTTGATTATGTCCCTGATTAATTAGGAGGCATCATGCAAGTGTTTAGAAAAAAGCTAGACGTTTATATAGGTAGAAATTACCCAAGAGAAATAACCAACCTGAAACTCAATGGTGTTATTTTCGATTTTAGTGCTCAAGGAATAACTAAAGTTGGCATTGAGTTTGATGGTAAAGAATTTACCTCTGATGATGATGGTAATTATATTAGTTTTAGCGGGGCTAGCATTTTCTTGCGATTAGGGGGAATACCTAATTTAATACCAGGTAAGTTTTCGGCAAGAATTATTGTTTACTCTAATAATTTACCTGCCGGTAAACCTATTATTACCGAAAAAACCAGCTACCGACTAGATTTGAATTTTATTGCTTGACTTGATTAGTCATACATTGATGTGACTTGTTTGTTAGTGTAAATTGTACTCAATATGAGTATTTTGCATGATGAAGAAAACTTTCTTAATCGAGTTTTGAAAGGTAATACCCTTGCGGTACGTTATTGTATTGACTTGGGACAATTATGCCAGTTGCTTGATGATGTGGTTGATGGTGATAAGCCAGTTACTAAAGGCCATATTGAGAGAGCCTTTTGGTGTATGTTAATTGAACTTCCAAATAATTCATTTTTTATAAAACACAATCAAAGCCTCATGGCTGTACTGTCGACCGGCTTTAACGCTTGGTTGGACAGTAATGAATTAGAAAAAGGCAATGATCACGAACAGCAATTAGCCTTTGTTTTACGAAACAATATTGTCGAAATTGTGTGTCATTGTGCTTATTTAGTTGGCGGTTATTCTTGGATGAGAGAAATTTCACCAACAATAAGACGGCATTATTTAAGCGAAGCTTTTTCTGATTACCAAGCTAGCTTAAGGTGACTTATGTGTATTGGTGGTAGTGATACCCCTGATAGAGAAACTGAAGATGATAAGGTTGCAGCAGAAATTGCCAACGAACGTTATCAGTATTATCAAGACAGGTTGGTCCCTGTTCAAAATGAGTATATTGCAGATGTTAGATCACTGAATGACGATAGCCAGTACGAGCGTGTCGCCGGTGATACTAATGCAGAGTTTACTCAAGCATTTAGTAGCATTAATGATGAAAATCATCGTGCGTTATCCAGTCAAGGTATTGATCCTAATAGTGGCCAGGCAATCAACGTCCACTCTTCAACAGCCGCCCAGCAAGGGCAAAACCAAGCTGATGCCATAAACCGGGGCCAAGTTGATAACCAAAACAGTTATGTTGGTGGTTTGCAGAATATTGTTGCTTTGGGTGAAGGTCAAGCAACATCGGCACAACAAGGCTTACAAGATATTGCTGCAAATAGTGCAGAGGTTGCTGCCAATGCGGCGGCTAATAATAGCTATAACAGGCAGCAAAATAATGAATTAGCTTCAACTGGCTTTGGTTTTGCGGCTGAAACACTAAGATCGGGAGGTTGATATGAATCCTTTTCGTGGCAGCTTAGAGGCGTTAGATGATCGCCAAGGATTAGATGCAAATAACCCTTACTCTTTTCGATATCGCTTTAATCGTGGTGAAGATGGCTATGCTAGTCGGCTTAACGCTCAAATTCGTCGTGATCAATGGCAAGATTACCAGCAACGTTTTATGCCTATTCATGGTGAGTTATTTGACGCAACGCTAGGTCGAGATCTAGTTGATCAACAAATAGGTCGAGTCGATGACAACGTTGAGCAGTCTTTTGATGTTGCTGAAGCGAGTGTTAATAATCGTCGGCAGCGTATGGGGCTTTCAGATTTGACGGTTGACCATAGTGCTGACAAGGCCCTTGCGAAAGTTCACGCAAAAAATAACATTCGCCAGGCAAGCCAACAGAGAAAAATTAACGCTATTACTGGTGCTAGCAATGCGGTGGCAACCAATACGGGGATAAGTTAATGACTTATGGATTACTTGAATTGGGTAATGATGTTAAGCGTCAAGGTGAAGTTGGCTTGGCCAACGCTGCCCGTAGAGAACATCAGCGAGAAATGGTGAACCAAAATGCTGAAAATGCAAACCGCCAAAGCCGCAAAGCTGGGTATTCTACTGTTGCAGGTTATGCTGGAAAGCATGGTTACGATTATTACAAAGATACTACCAATGCTGCAAAAGATGTTGTTGATGCAGGTAATCAAGCGAGCCCTGGTGATATTGCTAATGCTCTTGAAGGTGGTGAACAGGTTGCAGCTAATGCCGGTGAATTGGCAAATGGCCAAGAAATTGCCAGCGCTTTAGATGCGGGTGAAGCTGTCGAAGCTGCTAATCAAGTAAAAGAGGCTGCAGAAGTCGCAGAGACGGCTCAAACAGCAGCAGAAGTTGCTGAAGCAGCGCAAACTGCTAAAGACGTTGCTCAAGTCGCGGAGACTGCGCAGACGGCGGCAGAAGTTGCTGAAGCTGCCGAGGCAACAACAACAGCGGTAGAGTTAGCAAATACAGTGAGTACGGCAGGAACGGCGGCAGAGGCCGCAAGCGCTGGTGCTGCAGCTGGGCCTTGGGGAGCATTAGCTAGTGTCGCCGTTTCAGTTTTAGCAAGAGAATTATTTGGGTAGGTGCAAAAATGTTAGATGCAAATGGTTTTATTAATGGTGTGCGCTTGGCCAGTGATAACAGAAGGGATGATCGGCAAGCAGAGCAACAAAAAGTAATCAATCAAATGAGTCGTGATCTGCACAGTCGGCGTATGGGGCTAGCTGATATTAACCAGCAGATGGCAGAGCAAAATCTAGCTAAATTGCAATATCAAAACTCTGATGAAGTTCGTGCTCAGCAAGCGCAGCGTAACGCTCGCGCTGACGAGTTGCAGCAACTGCAGATAAATAGTTTAAGGGGTGAGCAAGCTCACTTAGCAAACCAGCGAAACAAGGCTGAATTACAAGAGAGATTACAACAAGGCTTACAAGCATTGTCGTTAAAAGAACAAGCTGGTCAACAAGTTACGTTAGATGATTTTAAAGCGTTTGACGGTACCGTGTTAGATGTGAATCGGTACATGGATGCTAATCATTTAGCTGACTTGCAGTTGTTGGATAAATACTTAAACCCTAGTGAAACTAATTACCCTCCTAACAACCCAGAATTGCTCGCGCTGATGAATCGGGTTTTTCCTAATGAAATTGGTGCTGGTGAAGGTGTTAACCCTGAAACTGGTGCCAACGCGGTTGCTAAGCAAATAGAAGCTGTTAGAAATGTTGGTAATGGTAAGTATGTGCCGAGTCTAAAAATTGATTATGAAGATGGTACTAGTCGACGCGATGTGCCAATGACCGTCGGTCGTGATCACCTAGGTGATGAGGTGATGCAAGTATCTTTAACTGATTTAATCGATCAGGTTCAAGTGCGTAAGCGTTATGGCGAAATGCTACAGCCACTTTTAAATGTTGCCCGTGGTTACGGTAAGCAGCCTAAAGCAAATAACCCTAAAGGTAGCTTTGATGCTTTAGGTCAGAAGGGTTTAGATATGGAAACCTTTCAGCAGCTTTACGAACAAAACTTTATGGCAACAGATCCGTTAACTGGTGGTGCGCAACCAACGGTAAGTTTTCAGGATGTTATGAATGCGGGAAATGATTCAAATGCCTTAAGTGCGTTGCGAGAACTTGACCAAATTAATCGAGTGGTAATCTCTGATAATGCGTTAGTGGATCAAGATGAACAAAAACCATTGTTGAGTTATCGCCAGTATATGCAAATGAAGAGTGCGGATGAACAGGGTAATAGTGGTGCTGGTTTAGGTGATTTATTAGCGGCAGTTAATCAGAAAGAGAAGCAACAAACAGCCAAACAGCAAGAGTTAATTAATGAAGCTTATGATATTACAACATCTAGCACCGACAAAATTGTTGACGGAGGAAAAGCTGTTTTAGATGCCATTTTGCCTGAGCCGGAGCAATTAACAAATAAACAAATTGGAAACGCACTGTCTGGCTCTTTAGGTTTGGGCTTGCCTAAAAAGCGGTTTGTAATGACGCCTGAGCTACAGGCTATTGCCGATTTGCGAGCTAAAATCGCCGGTGGTGAACGTAGTGAAGAAAATTTTAAGCAGTTGGCAAAACTCATCGAAGCGAGTAAGGCAAGTAACTAAATGAACGATCAATTTGATAATGATTATTATCGTAATGTTCAAGCGCGTTTGAACAATACTAGCACGAGTAGTTTGCAAAGTAATGACCAAGGTATTATTGGTGATACTGTCGATATGTTGCAACATGGAGCATACAAAGGCGTAGCCGGTATTGGTGAAACGTTTGGTCTTGATAGTGTTAGAGACTGGGGTTCGCAAGGTGCTCAAGAGCAAATTGAAAGTTTAAGTGTTGAAGGTAGAAAGTCATTAGGTAAAGAATTTGTCAGTAGAGCTGATGATGGCAGTTTGACTTTGGGGGATGGTGCAAAGGATTGGCGTACTTGGTTACTTACGACAGCGGACATGGTCGGCATGAATGCCGATTTAGTTATTGGTGGTGGATTGGTTAAAGGCGGAACTTTAGCATTAACTAAAGTTGCTGGTTTTGCCAGAAATAAGGCTTTACAACGTGGGGCAAGCAAAGAAGTTGCTAATGAATTAGCAATCAAGGCAAGTGAGAGTTACGCGCGTAAGCACGGTAAAATGACAGGTGATGTATTGTCATACGGCGGTGCCGCTCATGCTCAATACGGTGGGATGCAAGCAATAGATATGCGCGAAGAGGTGCTTGCTATGGATTGGCCTGAGTTAATTGAAGTTGAACCCTTTAGAAAGCGAGTGCTTACACTGAAAGCGCAAAATCCTAATGCCAGTGACTTAGAATTAGCCGAAGCCGCTAAAACGGATATTGCCAATATGGCAGCAAACGAGACTTTATCTAGCCCGGAGCTAATAGCATCAAATGTTCTACTTGGTGGGTTAGGAGGTAAAGCGCTTGAAAGCTTATTAAAAGGAGGTAAGCAAGCCCTTGGTAAAATTGCTATTGAAGGGGTGACAGAGGGTAGTCAAGGTGCTATTGAGCAACGGACTCAAAACCGGGTTGGCCAAGAGTTTATCGATGAAAATATTGAGCTTAACCAAGATATTGATAAAGCGTTTTTCAATGAAGCAATCGCGGGTGCTGGGGCGGGTGCTGCTTTTTCTGGTGTTGGAAAGGTTGTTGATAAAGTTAGAAAAACAACACCACTAGCAAGTGGTCAAGCATTTGAACAGGATAATTTGCCTGAAGCAGAACTAATACAAGCCCCTGTAAATGAAAATGGTGACTTTGTTCAAGACAAAGATACTAGTGATTTGCAGTGGACGGCTTACAACAAAAGGTATCGTCCTGAAGAGCAAGTAAACCAAGAAACCGGTGAGGTTAACTTGGCGTTATCACCTTTTGTACTGACCAAAGATGGCAATCAGTTCAGCAGTAAAATTGCCGCGACAACAGCTGCTAGCAAATTAGGTATTAGTGAGCAGTACGATGTGGTTGAAAGTGATAATGGTCAAGCTTATTTGCAACTTAAGCCTGAATTTGAAAACAACACGTTAAAAGCCATTGATGATGCTCAGGGTAATTATCAGCAGCATGGTAGTGAGTTGATTGACCGGTTGTTGAAAGAGAAAGCCAAACGCGAGCAAAGCGGAGAATTTTTTAATCCGAAAGATTTTGGAAGGTTACTCAAAACTATTGCCGAGGGTGGGGATAAAAACACGGTTAAGCAGCTATCACACAGTGTATTGGTTGATCCAGTTAAGGCACATATGGCAAAAAGCTATGCGGATAAGGTTAAGCAGCGTCAAGCCTTGCAAGCCCAAGCGGAACATTCTGTGCGAGTGCAAGAAGGTAATGCACGAGTTGAAGAAGCTTGGCAGCAAAATATAGAAAACGAACAAGCGATTAATACCTTACCAGAGCCAACGCTAGCTAATAATGATGCCGAAACTGATGTTGTAGCGGAGAATGATGTTGAGGTAGAGGACTTAACTAACGTTGCTGTAAGCGAGGTCGACAATCAGGCCGATATCCAGATCGAGAATGTTGCTAATGAAGTTAATGGCGCCAACGAACAAGAGGCTATTTCTCAGGTAGAAACTGAACAAAGTGCTGAAGATTTGCAGATTTCAGACAGCGAGAATAGTTCGAGTCAGTTGTTTGAACACTTACCTAAATTTGAGCCAAGCCATACCAATGAAAATGGTCGCCCATTAATGGCTGTGAATGACTTGGGGCCAACTAAATATGTAGATGAGTTTGGTGAGCACTATGGCGCTGGTGAAGTGGTTACACCTATAAACCTTGAAGCAGATAGCGAACCCGTTGTCACTCTCGATAATAAGGTTGATAGAAAAGCCCATGAGGCGGCGACAAGCCCGTTAAATGAGTTACCTGAGCCAAGCGACAAACAAAAGCAAGTAAATAATTATCGGCTAGGTCGATCTGAGCACAGTGGCTTTAAAGTAGGTGTTGAAAATCCTCAAGGCAGTGTTCGCAAAGGTGTTGACGCCGATGGAACGCCTTGGCAGCGCACCATGCAACATCATTATGGCGATATTACTGGCACCAAAGGGGCTGATGGTGATGCGGTAGATGTGTTTATTAAGCCCGGCACCGACGATGGTGATTTAGTGTTTGTGGTCGACCAAATCAACCCCCATTCAGCTGACTTTGATGAGCACAAGGTGATGCTTGGTTTTGATTCAATTGAAGAAGCGGAGCAAGCTTACCTGGCAAATTATGATGATGGTTGGCAAGGTTTAGGCGCCATTAGTGCGATTAGTAAAGATGCGTTTAAGCTTTGGCTTAAATCGGACAAAACCAATAAACCTTTTACTGATAAGTCTTTGAGAAAGCCAAAAGCTAACCGTAAAAAAAACGCTAAGACTAACGAAGCAGAAAAACCGACAGGGGAAAAATCATCCACAGAAACGGTTGATAAGGCTGTTGATAAAACGGCCAACGCTAAGGTTGATAATACCTTGGCGAATGATGCCGTGAACAAGGAAAATATTGAGCAACCGATTGAGGATTATGGAGAAAAAATTGGCGGTGCTCGTAAAGATGTGTGGCAGGGGTTTAGTGAGCAAGTGGCTGCAGATGTTGATGTTAAAACGGTGCCATTGTCACAGTCGTTTCCTCAGCCTGATTATGAAAAATTAGCGGCACAAGGGGTAGATAAAGAAAATTTGGCTTTGATCGCATTGATACGTGCAACCATTTCGAATAAGCCTCGAAGAAAATCAACTCTTGAGCGTTGGAGTGTTGAGGTTGATGTTATTCGCAAGGATATTGCTAAATTTCTTGCTGGTAAATTGACTATTGATGAGTTAGTGAAGCAAATGGCATTGATTGATCACCATCATCAAGAGTTGCCTTTAATGTTGCCAGTGATGGCAGATTTACCACTGAGTCAGTATAAGGATGCGGCAAAATACAAAATTGGTTGGGGCCGTTATGGGATGTTTAAAGGAGAAACTTATAATCCGCCAAAAGTTTTTTATCATGTGTTAAATGGCAAAACGACTTTGTACTCGATGGCGAGTGATGATTTGGGTGAAGTTCAAGCCCGGTTGAAATCGGAATTACAACACCAAGCCCATTTGCCGAGTAAAAAATTTAGCAAAGTAAGTGTTTATATTGATCGAGCAACGAAAACGCCTTATTTGGGGTGGAAAAGTAGCGCTGGTGTTTTGCGAATTAAAGACTTTGATGATCCAAAATCGGCGCGCGCGTTTTTAAATGAAAACCCTGAGCAAGTTGAGGCGTTGTTGACGAAGTTAAAAGCAACGCCAAGTATGCGCAAGGCTGAGAATGCTGCTCGGGTAGGTCCTGCTCGTAGTACTAACAATATAACGAGCGCTGAATTTGCAGATACTTTTGGTTTTAGAGGTATAGAGTTTGGTAATTGGGTTGAACAAGGCAAACGTCAACAAGATTTAAACCAAGCGTATGATGCGTTGATGGATTTAGCTGAGGTGCTAGAGTTACCACCGAAAGCACTGAGTTTGCACGGCGAGTTGGGGCTTGCCTTTGGCGCTCGTGGGCGCGGAGGAAAAACCGCCGCTGCAGCACATTATGAACCTGGTAAGGTGGTGATTAATTTAACCAAAAAAACTGGTGCTGGTAGTTTAGCGCATGAATGGTTTCACGCGTTAGATAATTACTTTGGTAAGTATAAGAAAAAGGGCTCTGATTTTGTTACTGAGCACCCGTATGCCATAGGACGGGTGATTCGGCCAAAAGTGGCTGATGCTTTTGCTGAGTTGTTGACGGCGATAAGTCGCAGTAATATTCCAACACGCGCGTTAGCGTTGGATAAACGACGCTCTAGTGCTTATTGGTCTCAGATGGTGGAAATGACTGCCCGATCGTTTGAGCGTTATGTAATTGATAAGTTAAAAGGTCGTGAATGGTCGAATGAGTATTTGGCCAATATCGTTAGCGATAAAGGGTGGAATGATGTTGATGCGCAAGGTAATTCGACTTATCCATATCCGACTGATGCTGAAGCAGCTAAAATTAACCCTGCTTTTGACAGTTTGTTTAAAGCGATTGAGCACAAGCCAACTGACAAAGGTGTAGAGCTTTATAATGTCAACGATACTTTACCTGATGACTTCAAGGGTGCTACAGTTAGCCAGGTAGAAAATGTTTTAGATAGGTTTTTAAAGCGTTACAAAGGTTTAGATTCTTTAAATGGAGTCAAAGTATATGAGTCACCAGAGCAATATCACAGTGCCGAAGAGCTTGCAAGCGAGCCTAGGCTCAAAAGACGAAGCGGGGCATATAATGTCAGAGATAACACGCTTTTACTCTTCGCCAAGAACCTGCCAGCAAATTATATTGAAGAAACCCTTAGACACGAGTTATTCGTTCACAAAGGGCTTGGTGTCTTTGATAAAGAGACTCAAGCCAAGCTGTTAAAACGGCTTTCTGAAACACGCCTTTCTAAAAACGAGTTGTTGCAAGAAATATGGCAACACGTTGATCGCAATTACGGGCATGAACCTGAAGCTATTAAAGCTGAAGAGTTTTTTGCTAATTTAGCTGGCATGGTGCGTAAGCACGGCCATCACAAAACCCTTTATAATCAACTTAAGCGATTGTTCGCGCAAATAGGTCGTGCTATTTGGGATTGGGCGCATGATGTTGGGTTGGTGAAATCTAAACGTATTCCAAGCCAAAATGAGTTGGTTGAGTTGGTTTATTCTATGGCTGATGCTTTTGAGGCTGGCCATATCCCTAATAATCGAGCTTGGGTTGTTGAGGCGCGCAACAAAGACGCTAATCTTTTAAGTAATATACCGATGGCTCGCGCGAGCCAAAACGCGTTGAAGTTGTTAGGAGAACAAAGCCCAAGCTTTAACTTGAATGCCATAACTAAGGCGTTAGGGAACAAGTTGAGTGATATGCGCAAGCATTGGTTAGGGCTGTTGCCTCGGCGCTATCTCGCTGATTTAGCCGGTAAGAAATTACCAAGTATGGCGCGTTATATGGGGTTGGCTCAGCAGCTTGATGCTGATAGAACGGAATTGATTAATGATAGTGCCGCGGTGGTGGATAAGTGGCGAGAACTTAATGGTAAGTACCCAGATAAAGCGCGTGAGCTAGCTGATTTAATGCACGAGTCAACTCAGTTGGGGGTTGACCCAAGTAAGGAATATCAGCCATTAACAGATGACAAGGTATGGGATCATAATAGTAAATCGTTTGTTGATGCGGTTAATCCTGGGGCAGTTATTGATGCTCAGTATGTAAAGGAAAAAATTAAGGTTATTAATGAGCAGGCCCGAGGTCGCAGCGGTGAAGCAACTAATAAGTTTATGCAACGCATTAGTGAGCTGAAAAAGCGTTTAGCGTTTGAGCAAAACCGCAAGAAGGATTACCCAAGTGTTCGCGAAAAATTTTTAGCCTTGCCAAATGAAATGCAGCAGCTGTTTAGTGAGGTAAGTGGTCATTATGAGAAGCAGCGTGATGATGAGCGTGAAGCATTGTTGGCTAGAATTGAGAGCTTGCAGGTAAATAAGAAGCAAAAGGCGGCTTTGCGCGATCAAATTAGGGCTCATTTTGAAAATAACAAAGTTGAATTTTACTTTCCTTTGCAGCGCTTTGGCGACTATTGGGTGAGAATTACTGACGGAGCAGAGGAAGATCCAGAAACCTTGGTTTTTGAAATGTTTGAAAGCCAAGCTGAACAGCAGAAGTTTTTAGCTGAGCAGCAAGGTAAATACGATGATAATCAGGTTTTTGCTGGCAAGAAGTTTGACAATATGAAAGCACTTGATGGTGTTAGTAGTGGGTTTTTAACGGATGTGGTGGCAAGTTTAAGCGAGCTTGGTAGTATTGGCCAAGAGGTGGCTGACCAAGTTTATCAAATGTATTTACAACGCTTACCTGACCTTTCAGCACGTAAACATAAAATACACCGCAAAGGTGTCAAGGGGTTTCATGAGGATGCGTTGCGCGCGTTTGCTCATAACAGTTTTCATAGCGCTTATCAGATTAGCAAGTTACGCCACAGTGAAGAGATGTTAAATACCTTAGAGGTTATGAAGACTGAAGCTGAGAAGCTAGATAGCACTGAACGCAACCAGGCTACTGATTTAGTGAATGAAATGTTTAAGCGCCATGATTGGGTGATGAATCCGCAGGGCAGTGCTTGGTCAAATCAGCTAACTAGTTTAGGTTTTGCTTGGTACCTTGGTATAACACCTGCAGCAGCTATGACCAACTTAATGCAAACGCCTATGGTGGCGTTGCCGGTTATTGGTTCCCGTTATGGTTATGGTAAAACCGCCAAAGCATTACTTGAATATTCTAAAATGTTTGTTAAAGGTGGCCACGTTGATAAGCACTTGGTTGGTGATGATTTAAAAGCGTTTGAAGCGTTTAAGGCAACAGGCGTTATTGATAAAACCCAAACTTATGATTTAGCCGGTGTTGGCGAGGGCGGTTTAGAATATAACTCGACTGGTTATAAGGTGATGAAAGGAATTGGGTATTTATTCCATCACGCGGAGCGCTATAACCGAGAAGTTACCGCGATGGCAGCTTATAAGCTAGCAAGATCTAAAGGCGTAAAGTATGAGGATGCTGTTCAACAAGCGATTGATTTAACCTATGAGGCCCATTTTGATTACAGTAGTTCTAACAAAGCGCGGTTTATGCAAAATGACTTTGCGAAAGTGGCCCTTATTTTTAGACAGCATAGCGTTAATATGACATACCGTTTATGGCGTGATTTTCATCAGATGTTTAAGGGGGAAACGGCTGAAGTTCGAGGACAAGCACAGCGTCAGTTTGCGGGCATTATGGGAATAACCGCATTGTTTGCCGGTGCTACTGGCCTGCCATTGTATTCGGCGCTAGGTAATTTACTTGAGTTGGTGATGGATGATGAGGATGATCCATTTGAGTTTGAAGTGGAATTTAGAAACTTTTTAGCGGACCATTTGGGTGTAGCTGGTGGCCAGTTAGCGAGTAATGGTATTTTGGACTATATGACTGGTGCGACAATTTCTAGTCGTATTGGTTTGAATAATTTGTGGTTAAGAGAGCCTAATAGAGAAATGGAGGGGCGAGATACCGTACAGTATTATGCTGAGCAGGTGCTTGGTGCGGTATTTGGAATAGCGCTTAGTGCCGGTACCGCTTATGATTTTATTAGGCAAGGTCAAATTGAGCGTGGTATTGAGTCGGCATTGCCTAAGGCTGCCCGCGACATATTGAAAGGCGTTCGATACTCTGCTAATGGCGTTGAAACGCTCAACGGTGATAACATTATTGAAGAGCTTGGCCATGCTGATATCTTTAAGCAGATGATTGGTTACACGCCATTTGAAGTGAGTGAGCAATATGAGCGCAATAGTGCGGTTAAAGGCCACGAGCAGAGATTGAAGCGCAGACGTTCAGTGCTTTTAAATAAGTATGCGTTAGCGGTTCGTTTAAGGGATAGAGAATTTATTGGCGAAGTGCAAAAGGATATTAACCGATTTAATAAAATCAACCCGGAATTGGCTATTACTGCTCAAGCTAAGGAGCGATCGCTCACTCGACGCAGAAAGAACAGTGAGCAAGCGGTTAATGGTCTGGTGCTAGATAAAAGAATGAAAAATTTAGATACCGTTGTGCGGTTTTAATGTGATATAAAAGCCTATTGGCTAGTATTGGGGATCTAATGCTAGCTAATACTTTTATTTTTGATCTTTTTTCTATATACTCATTTTGAGTTTTTCGCTGATAAAAAAATAAAAAAGTAGCGTTAATCTTGTGGGTAAAAGAATAAATATAGTTTGGAAAAAAATTATTGAAGTTTAGATAAACAAAAGCCAGCGGTGAAGCTGGCTAGACAAATAAAACAAGAACAAAGTTCAAGTTATTATATTCAGTGTCAATTGCTTTGGCGAACAATTGACAACGAGTATAAGCCTCTTGCACTCTAAAAACAAGAGAATTTTATGCTTATTGGTAAGTTTTTCAGCATTTCTTTCTGTTTACGCTTAACGTCCCTGGTGGTTCATTAGCGTGAGCAAGCTTCATATTAGTTATGAAAATGGCACTGATCGGCCCAAAGTCGGTCGAAAAATATCGTGTCATCGTCATTACCCACCTATATATAAAAAACCTATGGTTGATTTGGCTGTTGTGCAGCGAATACAGGGTATTTTAAAAAAATTCAACTGGCACAAAAGTGACGCGATGATGGATCTGCGAAGAAATGGCGGCTCTATTGTTATGAGAACGTATCAGGATGGTAGTAAGCGTTTCAAAAGCTTACCTCCTAGAAGGTTAAGCATTAGATCTGAGAGAGAAGAAACCCTAAATGAATTGTTAAAAGCAATTTTCAATACGGTGGAATATTCTAGTGAAGCTAACCATGTTCTTGAATGTATGGCCAGTGTTGAAGAGTTGGCAAAAATGATCGGGCAACTACATCAATATGAGCCTGGTTATGATGGTGAAAACGGACAATATAGACACGGTAGAAAGAGTTATGACCCGGTACTGGGTGCTTTGCATGACTTAGAAGCGGCTAAACTTATTCTTGTTGTTAGAGAGTTTGATAAGGAAGCTAAGCAATATAAAGCTAGTCGTGTTTTTTTATGCCCTCTATTATTTAAAGAGCTTGGGCTATCAGGTTCTGACACCAAGAAGCTTGTTAGCACAAAACAGCGGTATGACGCTAAAAGAAAGAAAGTATACAAACGCTCTCGACCACTAACTGACAATATGGCCAATATTAATAATAGCGCTTTGGAAAGTGTGCTTCACTTACACAAGCGTTGGTATAATGGTGAACTGGAAGCTGAAGCTATTGAAGCTAAAAAGCAAGCAATGAAATGGTCTGATCAAAAATTGTCGCCTGAGTCGATAGAACATATAGCTGCTGATTTATTTAACCAGTTAGAAGGTGCTTCAGCATTAGAAATTGCTAAACGCGATTATTATTCATGGTGCCAGCAATATCCTAGATATATGATCTTAAGTGCAGAACAAAGCGTTAAGCAAGATTCCCCTGACATATCCCCGCCTGAGTTTTACGACTTAGTTAAATCTAAAATAAAACAAACCTCTCACTAGTTATTTGAAGCGTATTCAAAAGCTTCTGATGCTCGCAATATCATTCTGCTCAATAATTAATCGTATCTATACTGTTATCGCAATTCTAAGCGGTTGAAAATCTACAGTAGACTCCAACTTTTGACTAATAGTCGGGTAATTACATTCTTTCTCTATATATAATCTCGAAACTAATCTCTGAACTTACCGCTTTTAAAATAAAAGGATACAAGACGCTGAAGCGTCTATGTCTCGGTTAAATTAAAATTTAACTATATAAATGCCTGGCCTTGGTTTTTTTGCGCAAGCGCAAAAGGCCAGAATAATGTTTATTGGTTCTTTCTTTTGTCATTCGACCAGAAAGTTAGAAGCAGTTTGAAAGGATATTTACCCTACGGGGTAGTCGCTGCGCTCCAGTTCAGCAGGGGATAGTTGGCAAGATTTGTACCTTGTTGCAGGTTAAAGTTGTTCTTTCTCTAATCTCTTTTTAACTCGAATGACTGTGCTTTTACTTACTCCAACTGCAGCTGCTGTCTCATTTAAACTAAATTTAGCATTTAAAAATGAAGCAATACGCTGATGTTTTTCTGTATCTGGTTGCCTACCTTTGTATTGACCGGCTTTTTTAGCTTTTTGAATACCTTCCTTTTGTTTACGCTCACGTTCTCGATAATCCTTGTACGCACCGGCAGCAAGTATATCTAACAACATATTGTTAATTGCTTGAAGTATTGAGCGCATAAAATCATCACTAGGGAACGTTTTAAATACCATGATACTGGTGGGTAAATCCATACTGACAACATTGATCCCTTTTTGGTTGATGGTGTTATACAGTGTTTTCCAATCATCGTGGGCCAACCGAGTTAGTCGGTCGATTGACTCTACTAGTAATACGTCACCTGGTTCAGATTCATCGAGTAAACGCATGAGTTCTGGCCGTTCTAAAGAGTTACCAGATTTATTTTCAATGTAGAACGATGATATTTTTTTGTGAAATGGGACCACGAAGGTTTTTAATGTGGTTTTTGCTCTGCTAGCGTCTTGCTCATTTGTTGATGCCCGTAAATAAGCTCGGATAAACATTTTTTGACCTTGTTGGTGTCATTTAAGTGGTGTCATAAAAGGTAGTGTCATTTAAGTGGTGTCATAAGTCAATATGAATATTGTTTTGCTTGGTGTTATTTGGGTATACCTTAATAACACCATTAACTTTATTGCGTGACATGTCACGAAATATTGTTAAATGCCGTTGGACTTAGTACAACTCTTCCAACGATTCCAATATCGTCACCATATACAGCCCTGTAGCTTGATTATGTAAATTTATCAGATATTCTATGTTGCATATCTTCACACAAAAGAAATGCAACACAATGTTGATTCAGGTATTTAAAGATAATGATATAGCGGCTATCTATAAAAATAGCTGTTATGGAGCATCAAAAGTAAAGGATAGCTACTTAGTTTCTCAACTGACTAGTCTGACTTTGACGCTATTAGAGCATAATTTTTTGAAATGGCATGATGTGATCAATGAAAAGGGCATCCCCTACCGAAGGTGGGTTTTACCAGCGGCTTACAGTCGCAACGACAAAGAGCGCGTAATTGAATCACCTGAAAGTTACATTGAAGTATTAGAGGGCTATTTGGAGTGGTATGTAAATCAAGATTTGCCAAATAAGTATCGCCATAATCTAAACACATATAGAGGATTAAGCGATCAAGCCCCTCTATTGCTGAACGACAAACTTAACGCTTATTCAATGAATAAGCGAGAGGTAAACAGTGGTATTCGTTACCAGCCTACAAATCTAAGAAACAAAGTTAAAACGCTATTAAACAAAGCTGGATTAGATTGGGCTACTGCTAAAACATTTGAAGATTCATTAGTTATAAAGTTAGCTAGTTCGGTAGACCATAACAGCGTTAAAAAGGCTTTTGGCTATAGTTCTAAGCAAATTGTAACCGATAAATTTAATGGAAATTTAGAAACGCTCGAAGCAGCGTTAAACAAAGTTTATTCGGGTATTAAAGTAACTGGGCATTAAATAGAAAATAAATGTAATAACATTGTTGCAACTTCGAATAGGTGTGTTATAGTTATTACTATGTTATTACAAAGGTGGTTCTGTTATGGAAACTACAATTAGAAAATTTGGTAATTCTAAGGGGGCGATTATCCCCGCTGTATTGTTAAAAGAGCTAGAGCTTGACGTTAACCACAAGGTTGATGCAAAAGTTGAATCTGGTCGCCTTGTGATTGAACCAATCATTGAAAAGCCAGAGTATACGCTTGATCAATTGCTCGCTCAGTCATCGCCTGAAAGCGTAACCTTAAATGATGAAGATAAAGCGTGGTTGAATGACGCGCCAGTAGGTAGAGAAAAAGTTAATGGTTAAGAAGTATATCCCGAAGCGTGGTGACATTGTTTTCACTGATTTTGACCCGTCTGCTGGTCACGAACAAGCACATAAACGCCCCGCGTTAGTGTTATCACCAGAGCCTTTTAACAATCAAATTCAGCTTGCTTTGGTTGCGCCAATTACCTCAACTGTTCGAGGTCATGGTTTTGAAGTGAAGCTTGATAGCGGCACTCAAACACAAGGCGTTGTGCTTTGCCAACAAGTGAAAACTATCGATTTTGAGTATCGAGGTATTGAGTTCATCGAGAAAGCGCCAAAGCGAGTTGTTGATGAAGCATTAGCGCGAGTGCGCGTTTTAGTTAGTTAAGTTGGATTACAGGGAATTTTTTATGAAAACGACAGATTATTGCGAGAAGTGCCAAAAAGACACACCTCATAATATAGAAGAAATAGGCAGCGCTAATAACGGCGGTGGATTTCCACATAACGATGACATCATTTTTGAAAAAGAATGCTTAGAGTGTGGTCATACTGAAGAAACAATTTAGATATTGGAATGCAGGGAGCAAGCGGAATGACCTCTTTACCAAACGTTAAAAAGCCTTGCGCTCAATGTCCTTTTAGAAAAGACACTTTGAAAGGCTGGTTAGGTTCTGAACGTATGACTGAGATATTAGAACAACAATCATTTGTTTGCCATAAAAAGCAGCATTTGCAATGTGCTGGTCACATGCTTATTAATGGCGATAAAAATGACTTTGTTAGGCTTGCTGGTCGATTGAATATTGAACTTGAATTAACCGGCAAAGAGTTAGTGTTTGACACTCAAAAAGAGTGCATCGAACATCACGAATTTTAATATTGGATTACAGGGACTAAATGCCATGAGTAGAAATGCTAAACAGATAATGGACAATATGCCTATGGACACAATAGCTGTTGTCGATACTGATAATTACCGATTACCTGTAACTCATTTTAGCGAAAGCTTGAATAGTTACATGGTGAGAGATAAAGAAAGCGGTCAATGGTTTTCATACGATGAAGAAATGGGTTTTTTATACGACGAATTGCCTCAAGAAGATATGCGGTTGTTATCTGATATTGAGAAGCTTGTTGAACTTCAAGGCTTAACGGATATGGCTGCAAAATTTGTTGATGATGTAATGCCTCAAGTTGGCAAAATTTGCATTCAAGATTTTGCTAACTTAAACGAGCTTTGTATGGCTATTTCAGCCAATCGAATTTAGTTGGAATACAGGAATAATCGTGGAAAATACTAAAAGAGTAACATTTGATTTAGACGCTCAAACTTTTGCCTGGTTAGAAGTGCTCGTTGTAGGTTTGGCCCGTGAAAATTATGCAGAAATTAGCCAAGAGGCTTACCAGGAACGAGTTAATGAAATTGCGCGCAGAGATAAAAACGATTTTGGTAAAGGCGTCAATGAGCTATTAAAAGAAATTGCCATTTCTTTAGCAGATGGCACTAGGCGCCCTGGTTCATGGGAAAGAGGCAGTTTAGAGTCTTTAACTGGTTATCAAGGCGCTTATGTGCCTGAAATGTTTGCTGACTGTATAAAACAACAAGCGATAGATCATGGTTTTGAACTTGAGTGATACTCTGTAAAATACCTCTAATATTGAATAACTAGGCATAAATATTGCTTTTGGTGTGTTGAATGTTTTTTTGACACAACTAAAGGTAATAGTATGTTAAGTGCAGTTATGGCGTTGTTTTTCAGTGTATCAGATGTAAACGCAGAGCAAGAAATGGCCGCAGAGCGCGTCGGTAAAAAAGGTAAAATTAGAATTAGCCAGCAAGCAGATGATTTTCACATGAATCTGTCAGCGGGTAAAAAAGGCAAGATTCGCGTCGGTGGTAAAAAAGGAAAAATTCGCATCTAAAGCGGCAAATTATTGCCGCCCTTGCGTGGATAAATTATTATGTAACTCAATAATATTTTTGAGTTACTATCTTGCTTCAAGGAAATTCCCTTTTTCATCAACGTTTTGAAGAAAATACATTAGGAAATGATTACGTTGTTGGTGATATTCACGGTCATTATGACTTGCTTCTAGCTCAGTTAGAGCGTTTAAAATTCAACCACAAAATCGATAGATTGTTTGCGCTAGGTGATTTGATTAATCGCGGCCCTCGATCGCTAGACTGTCTCAATTTGCTATTAAAACCCTGGTTCTTTTCGGTGATCGGTAATCACGAAGCTTATTTTAAGCAATGCGTAAACCAAGGATTTGATAAGCAACTTTTTTATAAAATGGGCGGTCAATGGATTGATGATGTAACGTACCCTGACGGCTTAACCAAGCTTGCCGCACTGGTTCATTATCGAATGCCGCTGGCTATCGAGATAAGTATTCAAGGCTATAACATCGGCTTGATACACGCTCAATCTCCCGATGATTGGGAAGATATCCATAATAAAAACTTTTTAGATGATTGCGAAAGTGACTGTTTATGGTCGCTCGACAAATTTAATCGAAGCCAGGACGAAACTAAAAGCGTGAAAAATATTGATATGGTTGTCCATGGTCATGCTAACTGTGACCAAATCGTCGTTAAAGCTAATCAAGCCTGGATTGATACCGTTCGAGTAACCGACAAACTAACTATTTTATCATTAAGTGAGCTGTTAAATTGGCGAGCATAGTAGAGCAAATCAAAGCCCTGAGTGCGTATTTTGAGGGCTGGAATAATAACCAAACTAGTGCGCGTGATCGCATTGTTAGCTTATCTGTACCTGTTGTTAAGCGCTTTGCCGAGCAAGAGTTTAGTCGTAATAAAGTGGTTAATACCCCTATCAAGCTATTTTCCCCTGACGATATCGCACAGGAAGTTGCGATCAGGTTAATCAAAAGGCAATCCAGTATCCATATTGACGGGCCAAATGATTTTGTCAGTTTGCTTAGGCGTATAATTTATTCAGTTATCGCTGAGCACATTAAGCGCCTAACATCGACGCGTCATGGACTCGGCAATAGGGTAAGGTTTAACGAGAGTGAAGCCAATCAAAGCATGGTGAACGAGCATCATGAGTCTGAAAAAATATTAACATTAATGTCTTTGTATGATCAGCTTGAGCGGCTTCACCGACCACAAGCATTAGCCCTTAACTTTCACCAGGTCATGGGGCTATCTTTGTCCGACACAGCCGAGGTTTTAGGTGTCAGTGAGCGCACAGCAAGGCGGTATATTGAATTTTCAGAGGCTTGGTTAAAAGCTGAATTTCGCAAGGTATTAGCGGCATGAGCGAGTTTACCGATGCGTTTGAACTCTATAACATTATTGTTGATTTGCCCCCTAGAATAAGGGAGCAGCAACTTTATCGTTTATGTGACGACGCTGAGCTTATCGAAAGTGTAAAAGGCTTGCTCGCAGTACAAGAAGATAGCAACACTCTGAGCGATTTGTTTAGTCAGGAGCTTGGCGCGATTAGACAAGGCGACTTTAACCACGAAACGCTTACCGGCATTGTTATTGGTCAATACCGAATACAATATCTAATCGACCAGGGCGCGATGGGGTATGTTTTTTATGCCGTTAGGGATGATAACCGTCTTGAGCACCAGGCGGTTGCGATAAAGGTAATAAAACCACATTTAGCGGATATTTATAATTATGATCTGCTCGACCGTGAGGCCAACATTATGGCTAAGCTGTCAAAGCATCAATATATTGCGCACATACTCGATGCCGGTGTGTTTGACTTTGACGGGTATAAACTGCCGTTCTATGTCATGGAGTATATCGACGGCCGCGATATTGTCAGTTATTTTGATAGCCCGTTTCTCTCGATTAAATCTCGCATCGAAGCCGTGGTTAAAATTTGCCAGGCGTTAAGCTTTAGCTATCAGCAAGGCATTATTCACAACGATATCAAGCCACAAAATGTGTTAATCAACTCGCTTAGCGAGCCAAAAATTTTAGATTTTGGCTTTTCAAGACAGCTTAAAAATGATGATTCAGTCAGTGATATTAGAAAAAAATACGCTGAATTTTTTCAATCTGATTATTTCCCGCCAGAGCTAACGACAAAGCCGAGTCCTAAGCATGATGTTTACGCTTTGGGGACGTTACTGTATGCGTTATTAACGGGTATAACCCCGCCTTTTGATATTCAAAACAAGCCTGCTAGCAAACACTTGACGCATACGCTAGGTAAAAATCCTTACAAAATGTGGTTGCCAGAGTTAGATAAAATATTGTTTAAAGCTACCAACAAAGCCCCTGAAAACCGTTATTCAGACGTTTTATCATTAGCTGATGATCTCAATAAGTTTCTTGAGTTTGATGTTGCTAGCGTGGCACCAAGCCGATGTTATCGTTGGTTCAAGTATGCTTTCGTGCATCCTATCCACGCATCAATGGCAACCATGGGCGCGGTCTTAAGTTGTTTCTTTGTTTTTGCCTTTAGTTATCTTGTGCTTTGGTATCAAAACCAAAGCGCTGATATGGTTTTAGAGCGCGATTTGGTCAACATCTACCAAAGCCACAACCTTGGTCATCGTCAGGCAATAGAACAAGCATTTAGTGAAGTGAAAGCCAGTGATAAAGCCTCTGATGATGTTCGTTATCAAGCGCTGAATTACATAGGCCGGCAAGCGTTTAAGGACAGACATTATCGTTTAGCGCGTGAGACCTTTTCGTTTATACAAAAAAATCAGCTCGGTGATATCTTAGATGATGCGCTTTTGATCAAAGCCATTGCATTGGACGGTGATACCGCTTTGGCTGATAAGCTCGCCGAACAATACCGTAACGATATTACTCAGCAGTGGTTTTTATCTCGACAGGGCGCAAAAGCGTTTTTAGAGCTGTTAAGCGTCAATGTTAGGCAGTTGGTTGATACATCTGTCATCGACTTTTTGTCTGACATTAAAGAAACGCACCAATTAACCGGCTACTATGCGGCGTTGTTAGATTATCATTTGGCAAACGAGCTTTATTATCACTATGTTGGTGACAATGTCAGCCCAAGCACGGGCTATCCTGATGATTATTACCAGCGTCATTTGCGGCCAATGTTTAGAAAGGCGCTTGACCTGGTCAATGATACCCGCAATATTCGTTTTGAAGATGCCGACCTAAGTTTGCTGTTGAGCGGTCTACATGGTCGGCTAATGTATGAAATAGGATTGTTTGAACAAGGGCGAGACACATTGAATTACGCCATTGCTGAGGCTAATCGCCTTTGGCCGCAAGGTGATAATATTAATCAGACGCTTTACCGAGGTTTGTATTCTGTCACTCGATTTCATGATTTGCCCGGTGCCATTTCCGCAATAAATGGTGCAAACCGTCATAAAGCCCCATTCGGTCACAATGGCTATTTTGACGATAACTATTTTATTAACGCTTACTTGCTGGTTGATAGTTATATCTATGCCGGCAATCAGCCATTAGCACAACAAACCCTTAGCGATATGCTGCGTTTATACAAACAAAAGGATATTAGGTCGAGGTTAAGTGTCGCTGGCTTAGACTCGCTTTATGTCGCTATCATCCGTTACATGGAGTTCACCGGCTTCGAGCGCAGCGACCGCTTTATTGCGCAGCATATCAATACTTTTATCGATGTCACCAAGGATATTAGTAAGGCTAACAGCGAGTTTTTTGACGACTATGAGCTCGCACTCATTGATTTATATGTTAGTTACTACAAGGAGCAAAACAACATCAAGCAATTGACTAAATCGCTCATGGAACAAAAGTTAGCAGCAAGCGATATGTCAAACAGCGATACAGACTATAGTGTGTTAATCAATTGCGCGTTGATCTTGTTTAATTTAGGCGATAGTGAATATGCCAGCTTTTTAGCTCAAAGAGCTGAGTCGTTAATCACGGTTAGCCAACGTGAAAAAGCCCTGTCGCCTGTGTATATGCAAAACCATTTCTTCCTAGCAAAGATATACCACAGTAATGGCTTAATTGAACAAGCGAAAAGCTCGTTTAACACTGCTCGCCTGGTCTATGAAAAACACGAAACTCATTATCAATCAAGTTATTATTATTATCAGTTAGTGGAACTAAATACACTTTTATTTAGTTAAAAATTACTACTGTTGTCAAAAATTAGGAATAAATTTCGGGCATTGTTATTTTAGCTTGCATTTGTATGATGTGGCTTTAATTACTTACTGATAGATTTGGAGTTGTAGTGAGTCACCCGAACAAGGAGCAGCAAGGTAGGCTGTTGGTAGCAAAATTAAGAGCGCTTAGTTATAACGTTAATCCGATACGAGATAGTATTGAAAAAGGCTTAAACACCCCTGAATTAATTGATAACGTGGAGCAAGCCACTCTTGATATAGAGCTTTTGTCTGAAGATATTTTACAGGATATGATTAGGTTCTTAGACCTTGACACTGCTCATTGTTTAACTGAATAAAAGCAGTAAGTAGAGATTTACTTACTGACGTTTCTGGTGTTTCTTGGCTTTCCATATATCGAACAAATGCCTTTTTCATGTTTTCTCGGTTGAGTGCTATTTGACATAGCGCTCCACCACCGAGTGCTACAGAGGTAATGAATTTTGGTGTTTGTTCTAAAATTTTATCTATTTCTTTATTGTTTTCATTTGCCTGGCTAAGCAGATGTTTAATCGTTTCTTTACTGCCTTGGTTTAACCCTGCTTTTAACCCTGATATATAGCTTTGAATAATGAGATCGCAGCTATTGTTGTTGCTTTTGCAAAGTTTATATAAAGCAGTGCTGCCATCACTTGCATGTGCTACATTAACAAATATGAAGAGTATTGTTATTGCTAGTAATTTATTCATCGTATGAAAACCATTCCCGTCTTGTTAAGCGCTAGTGTAATTAAAAAATACGCTGGTGAAAATGTCCAACTTAAAGACCAAAATCAAGCCTTATACTTTAGATACAGCAATAAAAATCCAAGTTCAGGGGTGTTTTATTACAGGCATTATGAAGCAAGAAAAGGCTTTTATATCCGACTAGGTAAATACCCTACTCTTTCGGTGAGTGATGCAAAAAAATCACTAAAAGCTAAAGCTAGAATCGTTAGTTTACACGGTTTAGATGCAAAACATGGGGTTGAGTGCAAGTTTGCCGATGTTGCAGCGTTACTAATGTGGTGGTTTGAAAGGTTAAAGGATGATCCTGATAAAAAGCCGAAAAATTTATCTAATATTAAAAGTTTGATTAAACTGCATTTGGTTACTCGTTTGAAAGGTTATGCGGTTAGTGATGTTGATGAATTTGTTTTTGATGAGCATGTTTTTAGACCGATGCGACGAGAGGGGTATTCACTAGGGACGATTGAGCAAGTTATTTTGAAGTTGAAGGCCGCTTATAGTCAAGCTGAAAGCTTAAAAGCGATACCGAACAACCCGTTAAAGGACTTTTCTTTAGCTTTGTTTACGCCTGATAAGGTGCTTAGCAAAACTAAGCGTATGAACTACACTGATTTGCCGGTGGCAGCACATTTGTTAGCAAAGGCTTTGCCTGAAACGAGAATGTTAGGTTATTTAGTTGCTGGTCATGCTGTAAGAATTTGTGAAGCTAGTGGCGCCGCTTGGAGAGAATTCGATTTTGATAATAAGACTTGGACAATCCCTGCAAGTAGAGTTAAGAATAAGCGCCCTTTTGAAGTTAAGCTAACTGATAGAATGATAGCTGTACTTAAACAGTATCGTGCTGAACGGCGCAAAGCAGGTAGAGCTAGTTGGTACTTATTTCCATTACAGACGAAAAAACGTAAGCCAATATCTGCTAACTCGGCTAGTCGTAAATTGGGTAAGTTATTTGATCATAAGTATGGCGCACATGATTTTCGTAAGTTGGCTCGTAGTTGGTGGACAGATAATAAAGTCGATTTTGTGATTGGTGAGTTTTTACTTAATCACAAACTAGATGATGTTGTTGAAACTTATGTACAAACTACTGCTCAGCATTTGTTATTAGAGTCGTTGGATAATTGGCAAGCGTATTTAGAAATGCGAGGTTTTTTCACGATGGATGTTAACCGGCTAAAAGTGGCTTAACTATTTACTAGTTAAATGTATAGTATGTAAATAAATAGTAATTACCTAAGTAGTATATAGGTAATTACTATTTAGGTTTTATTGTTGCTTTAGTTTGTAGCCGTATTTTTCAAATAATAGGTTTAGCGCTTCTTCTCCTAGGTGGGTTGATTTTTTGCCGCCAGGAGTATTTTTTTGATCAAAACACAATTGTTCAAATGTTTTGATATAAGGCTCGCTTAGGTAAAATGGTTTTTGGCGCCTTGGTGGCTCGCGAGTTACTTTGACTAATCGAGGTGCTGCGGCATTGGTTGTTTGTGGTGAGTTTGCGAGTTCGTCTGCTCTTTTTTCTTCGTCTTGCATCCAGCTTGGTTTTTCGCTCATGGGTTTGAACCTCTTTCTTAATTTGGTTGTTGTTCTAGTAATAGTCGACCAAGTATTTTTGACACAGCTAGGCGTGTTTGTCTGACTTTGTAGGCTTTGTTTAGTTTTTGGTCGAAGATAGTACGGTATTCGGTGTCTGCCCTGCTGAATACACCGCTCGATGGAATATCAAAGGCCCCCTCCTGCACTAAAGCTTTCCTTGTGGCGACTTGGTAGGGACGTTGGTGGTTGGTGTTGGTAACAACGGTAATGATGTTGTTTTTGCCCGCTTCTTCGGCTTTCTTCTTAGCCTCAATATAAGTGCCGTACTGGCTTCGGTCGGGAAGTAAGGGCATGACTATTTTTGGTGTGCTTGGTATTTCCCAGTCTCCCGCTTGGTGATCGAAGAGTATTAAATCAGCATCAGGCTTTTGTGAGGGAATTTGCCCTATAACCTGAAAAGGTAAATTACCGTTTTGATAAAATTTGGTTGATGTTCCCTGTGGGTCTTGGTCGATTATTATTGGAGTTAACCCTAGCTCTATGGCTGCACCTGCTAAGTTTATTGATAGCATAGATTTGCCTTGTCCGCCTTTAGGGTTCCATACACTGATTATATTCATTGTTGCATTCCTGCTTTGTTATTGTCCTTGTGTAGTATATAAATAGATACTAGATAAGTAAATACTATATAGTATTTACTATATAGTATTTACTTATCTAGTGTTTGGGTCGCCAATGTTGGTAGGTATTTATGTAATTAGTAGTTACTTAAATACTGTTTGGTTGAGTGTTTCGACCTTGTTGACGGGAAAACTGCGAGTTGTTTTGATTGTTATTTACTGACTGCGCTTGCGGTTGACTATTTGAGGCGCTGTTCAGCATTTGCATGGTGCCTTGGTAGCCTTGCACTATGATTTCGGTAGTGTATTGGTCTTGACCTTGTTGGTTTTGCCATTTTCGAGTTTGTAGTTTACCTTCAATATAAATTTTACTGCCTTTTTTAAGGTGCTTGGCTGCTATGTCGGCTAAGGCGCCATAAATGACTATTCGGTGCCATTCTGTTTTTTCTTTTGTTTGGCCTGTTTGTTTGTCGCGCCATATATCTGATGTAGCTAGTGATAAATTTGCTACGGCACCACTGTTCGGCATGTAGCGTATTTCTGGATCTTGTCCCAGTGAGCCGATAAGAATAACTTTGTTTATACCACGTTGCATAAATTGCCTTTTAATGATCTGTTTTTACTAACGTTATTTCGTTAATGCGAAAGCCATCATAAGCGGTTTGAAAGTCGTCTATTTGGCCATCGTCGTTGATTCCTATGTTGATTTCATCACCGTCAAACGAAAGTGATGTAACCATGAATATGCCATTGTTAAAGTCATCATGATCGCATTCTTCTGTAGTTTTTACCATGATACCGAGTTGTAGTGGTTCACCGTGGCAGCGTTCCCAGCATTCTAGTTGTTCGTGATAAGCTTTTGAGTAGGGCATTTTGTTTTGTTTCCATGCTGCTTATTTTTTATATCAAAGTTGATATGTTATGATTATATCATCTTTGATATTTTTTAAATCATTTTTGATATATTTTTCAAAAATATTTATAGTGCGCAGGTATTTTATGAAACCAGACACTCAAGTGCCGAAAAAGAAAGAAGCTAATCATCATTCAAAAGCTGCTTGTAAAAGCATAAAAGGCCAACTAAAGGGGAAGGAGCTGTTTCGCTTGGTGTATGGCCGAGAGGGAAGTGATGATGAGGTACAAGGGTTACTAAATAGGCTTAACCATAAACGAGCTAATCCAGGTGTTGATTTTGTTGGGGAATTGGTTGTTAAGTTGCCTCATTTACACGATATGACCCTAGCCGAGTTTTTTGGTATTGAACAGTAATACCTTGTTATTGCATTTTTTCTTTTATACGCGCTGTTTTTACGTCGATTTTAGCCATTAGTATTATGGTTTCTCTGTGTTGTTGAGGCTGTTTGTTGAGGTGGTAGCGCTGGTTGAGTAGGGCGTGTTCTCTATTATCTATCAGGACTAAATTTTCTATTGATAAGTTTTGGTTGTTGCCATCTTTAAATCTTATGTTGTGCCCTGGTGGTATGGGACCATGTTCTTGTTGGTATATTATTCGGTGCTTGAGCTGCCAGGTGTTTGGTTCAGCTGTTTTAACTTCAATATAACCATCATTATTTTTCCGTTCTGAGCCTAATGGTTTTGTGTTTTCGGGGCGATGACCTTTTTTAAAGCTAGTTTTATTAGTGCTAGTTAAGCCTTTTGTATTTTTATTCCAAGCTTGTTGGCCTTTTTTAAATCGAGTATCTCGGCCGGACTTTATGTCGTTATTTTTTAGGTACCCAACTATTCTGTTGTAACTATAGTCAGTATTAAATTGGTTGTTGAATGCTATTACTAATTCTTTTCTGGTTAATGGGCCATAGTTTTCTTTTAAGAAGTTTTCTTGTTCTGTGGTGAATATTTTTGAGACACCTTTGTTTAGTTGACCTTTGGGACGTCCGCAGGTGAATTTATGATTGCTTATTGCAGCCTTTATTTGGTTAAAGGTTTTGTTGTCGTGAAATTCCTGATTAAATTTATCTGTTACATGCTGTATCCCCATTTTTTGGTAATTAGACTGGATAAATTCAAGCTGTTGAGGAGAGTACATTTTTGCCATTATTTTATATCTAGCATAGCTGGTATGCGGCTTTTATCTGCTAATTGATTGGTTTCTTTGTGAGCTTCTAGTGCTAGAGTGGCATTGTTTATGATGTTTTTCGCGACCCCGTTAATTGCCTGTGCGCGACTAATTTCTTCTTTTAGTTGTTCGCCGGTGATTTGTTCGTCTGACAGGCGTTCAAGCTGCATGAATAGGTGGTCGTTTAAGTCGATAAGTTTGTTTTTCATTTATGTCTCCTATCTTACATTTAAGTGCGCTAATTAATTTGTTGTCTGGACGCCGCCGAAGCCACTTACTTCTGCTGCCATGCTTTGTGTGCAACCTAGATGGTTACCTTTGATGTCAACTCTAGGTGTTAGCCCCCCTCGCGCGCTTTCTAAGTATTGGCAGCCAGTTTGATGGTCAACTCTCACTACCATATTGCTACGCTGATTAGGCCCGTCAGTCGAGTTCATGCCAAACCCAAAAAAGTTGTAACCAAATTGAAATGCAAGAAGAGCTAAGAAAATCCAGCTAAAAAACAGTATGTGTCGATTAAGCCCTTTGTGGACTCCTTTTTGTATCAAGTCGATAGCCTGTTCTTGGTTCATTCGATTTCTCATAAAGTACAATTTCGAGCAGACCAAAGCCTACTTAAATAGATTGACTACTTTGCCAATCTTTCATTTCTAAAAATGCGATACAGATAGCCAGCCCCATATCTGATCTGATCATAGATACGGGCTTACAGTCTGCAAAATAGCTAGCTACATGAACTTGGCAAGTATCAAACTTAATATCGAGGCTAAACTCTCTAATCAATTCACCCCAACTTTCAGCATCATTTGTGAAACAGAACTGCTCCCATGCGTCTTGCGGCTTGTGCGCCCAAACTGTATCTGGGTATCTTTCGTTATAGTTGCGACTCAACGTGTTGGCTGGCAGGTCATCTTTGTTCGTGTTCATGCCTAGTCGCTGAGCAACAAGCCTGTTAATCTTGAACTTACTGAGATTTCTGTAGTTCATTCTCATATTCCTTAAAAGTACGCTTATTTCTCGACTTCGATTTCAGGTTTCCAAGTCCAACCTAAAACATCTTCAAAATCCAACAGTTCACCATCATGCCGATAATAATCTTGTTCGCCTAAATCCCACCAACCAGAAACGAATTCGTGAGCACCATTAACTTCTACAGCAATCAAAAGTTCATCTTCATTTTCTGGTGCTAATGTTGCTCTAGTTAAAATTAATGACATAGTTAAATTCCTCTTTTTAAGTACGCTTTAATTAATCTTGATCTTTGTATTCAGCGGCCTCGCCAAAAGACTGTTCTATTTCTCTAGTTGCTTTTTCGAACATAGCTGAAATTATGAATTTCAATACTGGAAAA